TTGCTTCTGATCTTTCAGATTACGAAGCAAGTAATGATGCTGCTCTAGCTGCCGAAGCTACTACTGCTCGTGCTGCTGAAGCTGCTAACGCTACTGCTATTAGCACCGAAACTGCTCGTGCTACTGCTGCTGAAGGTGTTAATTCTACTGCTATTAGTGCCGAAGAGACTCGTGCTACTGCTGCTGAAGGTGTTAATTCTACTGCTATTAGTGCCGAAGAGACTCGCGCCACTGCTGTTGAAACCGCTACAAATCTTAGAACTGGTGGTATTTCTACCAATTCTAATCTTACCAATACTATTATTGGAGATGATGTTCGTTTTCAAATCGGTAGACATTCTACTGTTCCTGCTATCTTCAAGACTGGAGTACAGGTTCAATACGACGGCTCGATGTTCTTCCTCGCTGGTGCTGGCGAAGCTGGATGGCCAGGTTACAAGTTCTACTTCTGTGAAGGTGGATCTTGGCACCCAAGCCCATTCGTAGCTGATCCAATGGCAGACACAGACAGTGACGGATATTCCGATGCTGCTGAATATCACAGCAGTGCTGGTAATGCCGATCCTGCTGTAGCAGCAGTCCTCGGCTGTACGGATAGCGGTTATACTGAGTATAATCCTGCCGCCAATGTGGACAATGCTACCTGTGTTACACCTGTCGGAGGCGGAGATCCAGGCGGAGATCCAGGCGGAGATCCAGGCGGTGATCCAGGCGGTGATCCAGGCGGTGATCCAGGCGGAGATCCAGGCGGAGATCCAGGCGAAGATCCAATGCCATAATCTGAATGATTAGACATTCTGTCTATCCAGCCTAGTTTCTGAATAGACACCCTGAACACCCACAACTCTGGTAGTTGTGGGTGTTCTTTTTTGTATAAACAGGAAGATCTTTCGGAGAACACAGGAGGGATAATCTATTTATGTTATGGAGGAGTTATTTTAAATGAAAAGTGAAGATCAGACAGAAGCAGTAATAATCTATTCGAGAGAAAGCTGCCCTTGGTGCAAAAGAGCAAAGCAAATGATGGACTATTGGAGTGTCTTTTACTATGAGGTGGATATAGATAAAACCCCAGATGTAAAGGATGAAATGATAAAAATAACAATTGCCGCTGGAGGAGATCCTGGAGAACTTCCTGTGATGGTATACGGAGGCAAGACAATAGTCGGCTTCAAACATCAACAAATGCTAGATTTATTCCCACTTCTTGATCCTAACGAGAAAGACTAAACTACTTATGGCTATGAGCAAGGGTCCGAGTTATTTTTACAAAGCCAAAGTTGTCTCTGTTTATGATGGCGATACATGTAGGGCAGATATAGATGTCGGCTTTGGTATCGTTTTAAAAAATAAAACCATCCGTCTTTCTAACATCGATACTGCCGAAATAAGAAGTGAAGAAAAAGAATCAGCAATCAAAGCAAGGGACAGGCTTAGAGAACTGGTGTTGGACAAAGAAATAATGCTCCAGACGATGAAAGACAGGACTGGAAAGTATGGAAGGATTATCGGTGTACTTTATTCTGATGGGAACAACATAAACGATTTGTTGGTAGAGGAAGGCTTGGCTGTAAAGATAGTCAAGAAGTCTCGTCGAAGATCAAAGAAACAAACACAGGTAGAGAAAAAGCAGACAACCGAGAACCAAGCTCCTAGGAAGCAGGAAGAGCCAAAAGAAGAAGCCAGATCTTCCGATAAAGAAAAAAAAGAGCCAAAAGAAAAAGACGTGGCAGTCAAAATTGAAATACCCGAGAATCTCGTTCAAGCAATCTCAGGTTCCTCCGAATAACAAGCTAAATTTTTGTTTATGTTGATGAAAAGCGAATACCACCTCGCTATGTGTTATAGTGTTTTTTTACCCAAACTCAAAAAAGAAATAAAACATTTAGCAAAGGTATGGTATGATATAGCCAATATTGCTGATAAAAGACGATAAACAGAGATTTTCAGGAAACTTACGACTATTTATTTTGTGAAAAGATCTTTTTTATCGGGGAGATAATATATGTCTAATGAAATGTTAAAACAGGCGATTATAGATGCCGAGGCTTTGAAAGAAGTTGCTTTGAAAAATGCTGAAGCTGCTGTGGTAGAGAAATACTCTCGGCAGATAAGAGAGGCAGTAGATAATTTGCTGGAACAAGGCGAAGACGAAGAGCTTACCATCGATACAATGGAAGAACCAGCCCCTTCAGGTCTTGATGACCAACTGCCCTTGGCAGCCACTGACGGAGAGAACCTCTGCCCGTGCCCTGAAGAAGAAGAAACGATTGAGCTTGATTTCGATGACCTACAGAACATCATGCAAGCATTAGATTCTGATGATGATGAAGCAAAGATGGCTGGACCGACTCCAGACGAAGTTCTTCCCGACGAGGAAGAGTTAGAGGTTTCGCCGATAGCAGAGGATATTGCCGACACTGTAGCGAACATGCTCGATGGTGAAGAACAAGAAGAACAGTCGGACGAAGATGAGATTGTTGAGATTGCCATCGAAGAAGACGAAGACGAGATTGTTGAGATTGCTTTGGAAGAAGAGTCCGGCAATGATACCAAGGTGGAAGAAAAGAACAAGAAGAATATTGAAACCCTAGAGGAAGCTGTTGCCTTTTCTCACGATAAGACAAGCACTCTGTTACAAGAAAACGGAAACCTCTCCCAGACGAATTCAAAAATAATCAAAGAAAATAAAGTTCTCAAAGAGAAGCAAGGAAAGATTCTTGTCGAGAATAAAGATCTAAAGAAACTTATAGGAAAACTTTCCAATACATTAGAGAGCGTAAATCTTTCTAATGCAAAACTAATTTATACGAATCAAATTCTAGGTAGCAACTCCTTGAATGAGCGACAAAAAGATAAAATTGTCGAGGCTATTGCCGATGCTGATTCTGTCGAAACAGCGAAAGCCGTATTTGAAACCCTTCAAAGCGCAGTGGGCGGATCCTCCAGGGGCGAGCCAAAATCACTAAGCGAAGTCGTGTCGAATAACCGGGTGTCGATGTTTAGGCGAAAAGAAAAACAAGCGAGCACCAACCCTCATACAGAACGTATGAAAAAGCTCGCTGGCATTTAATCATTTAAGGAGGAAAAACAAATGTCTATTTTAGAAAAACTAACTGAAGGCATCGTTAGCCGTGACCTAAGCAAGGAGTCTCACGCCATTGTTAATAAATGGGAAAAGACTGGTCTGCTAGAAGGTCTTACTAACGATACCAAACGAACCAACATGGCTTGCCTGTTGGAAAACCAAGCTAAGGAACTTCTCCGTGAGTCATCTTCGATGCACACGGGAGATGTGGAAGGATTCGCCGCTGTTGCGTTTCCAATCGTTCGCCGAGTGTTCGCCGGACTGATTGCCAATGATTTGGTATCTGTTCAGCCTATGAGCCTACCAAGCGGACTTATCTTCTTCTTGGACTTTACCAAAGATCGAGCTCGCTTAGGTGATGCCGCTGGAGATTCGGTATATGGCGGCGGAGCCGTTGCTAACCAAATCACTGGTGGAGTTTCCCTGACTGGCGACGAAGCCGAGAAATCGTTCTACAACTTGAACAACGGCTACTCGTCCCCAACTGGTTCTGATACTGGTGTTAGCATCAGCCAGATTCTGTCCGGCAACGTCGGCGGAACTACTGATGCCGATGCAGAATTGGAGAAAATTCTACGCTTCGACCCAGACATTGCTTCTGGAACAGCGGCAATCGTTGCCAGCGTCGCCATCAACGATCTCGACCAACTTAACCTGGATGACCTTGTTACAGTTACTGTTGATTCGACAATCGTTGGTCGTCAAGCTCGTCGCTTGACACAACTTAGCGGCACTGCCGGCACTGACTTGCTTCTTGTTGTTGCCGCTTCCGGCACTGAGACGTCACCAAACGAGCTCTCAACGAGTGTAGGAGCCGCCTTGGACTTTTCATGGGCTCAAGTTGACGACTTTACCACGGGCGGAGCAATCGGCTCAGTCGTGGGGAGAGAAGCATGGGGACTAGAAGGAAACGAAAACATTCCAGAAATCGACATCAAGGTTGACAGTGTTGCTGTGACGGCACAAACCAAGAAGTTGAAAGCTAAGTGGACTCCTGAATTGGGTCAAGATTTGAATGCTTATCACAATCTTGATGCCGAGGTAGAGCTCACCAGCATCCTTTCTGAGCAAATCGCTCTTGAGATCGACCAAGAAATCTTGGAAGATCTTATCAAAGGTGCTACGGCTGGTAAACTTTTCTGGTCTCGCCGACCAGGCAAGTTCCTGAACCGAGATACCGGTGCCCCAATTAGCACGAGTGCTAATGAAGAAATGTTGGGTGCTGATTTCACGGGAACCGTTTCGGAATGGTATGAAACCCTTCTCGAAACAATCAATGATGTTTCGGCTCAAATCCATCGTAAAACATTGCGGGGTGGAGCTAACTTCTTGGTCTGCGGACCAGAGGTTGCTAACATCCTTGAGTTTACCGCTGGCTTTAAAGCAACTGTAACTCATGATGATGATCGTGGTAATGCTGGTGCTACCAATGTTGGAAGCATCTCTAAGAAATGGGATGTGTATGTTGACCCATACTTCCCACGCAATGTCGTTTTGGTCGGACGCAAAGGAAACTCATTCCTCGAAAGCGGATATGTGTATGCTCCTTATGTGCCCCTCCAAACCACTCCTACCATTTTTGGTACTGAAGACTTCGTGCCTCGCAAGGGTGTGATGACTCGGTATGCTAAGAAAATGGTACGACCGGACATGTACGGACTAGTTGTTGTGACAGATCTTCTCGGATAAGAACTGCCTTAACAGCCTAAAAAGAATTAGAGCCTCTTCGGGGGCTCTTTTCTTTTTTGCTCAAACTACTTATAAAGGCAACTAGCAGCGGAGGAAAAATATTGTGGCAGTACCTACACTAACACCAACTTCAACGGTCAGTGCTATAACACTCCCAGCAACAGGATCTAGGACTGATGTGACGGCATCGTTGCCTATTGGGGTATATACGGGAGAGCAGTTCATCTCTGGTGCTGTCGATCAGGTTTCCTACACATATAGAAAGCTTGGCGGCGATGTTCTCGATATAGAATTGACTACTCGAAATGTCTATGCGGCATACGAAGAAGCTGTCCTGGAATATTCATATCTTGTAAATATCCATCAAAGCAAGAACACTATTTCAAACTTGATGGGACAAGTAACCGGCACCTTCGATAGCGACGGTGAGTTAACCGACGGTAGCTTAAAAACCGAACTGAGTGGAGTTGGGGCAGAGCTTCGATACCCTAGGTTCGATCTAGGGTATGCCAACACAATGGCTTCTGCTGCTTCGGAAAGAGCTCAAGTTGGTGGCAACTTAACATTCTACTCTGCCTCTATTGATATAACTGATGGTGTTCAAGATTACGATCTACAATCTATAGTCTCCTCCAGCGCTGCAGCCGGCGGCGTACCATTTTCCGGCATAGATACTTCCAAGAAGGTAAGAATTCAGAAAGTGTTTTATAAATCTCCAAGAGCAATGTGGCGATTTTACGGATACTATGGCGGGTTGAATACCATAGGAAACCTCAACACATACGGGCAATACTCGGATGATAGCACTTTCGAAGTGGTACCAACCTGGCAAAACAAGCTCCAAGCTATGGCATATGAGGATGCCCTCTCGACACGAACCTCGCATTACTCTTATGAGATAAGGAATAACAAAATAAGGCTATATCCAATTCCAGATAAAGACTGGGTTACAAAAATTTGGTTTGAGTTTACGGTAGACACAGACACAATATTTGACGAAGATGGTGTTGATACTGGCAGAGCAGGTGTCAACAATATGAACACTCTGCCGTTTGCAAACATTCCTTTCACCAACATAAACTCGATTGGGAAACAGTGGATAAGAAGATTCGCCCTCTCTCTGTGTAAAGAGATGCTGGGACTTATAAGAAATAAGTTCACGACAATCCCAATCCCAGGCGAATCAGTAACTCTAAATGGAGATGCCCTATTGTCTCAAGCGAAAGAGGAGCAAAGCCTATTGAGGGAAGAGCTTAAGACCGTATTAGATGAGATGACATATGATAAGCTCGTGGAGCAAGATGCTGAAATCATGGAAGCAACTGCAAACTTACAGGCAAAAATTCCAATGAACATTTTCACAGGGTGAGAGGAGAATAGACAGTGGCTGAAAACATTACTTGGAAGCAACCCGCTAATCCTCCTCCTCCTATGTTTCTTGGGGAGAAAGAAAGAAACTTAGTTAAGCAGGTTAACGATGAGCTAATCGAGCGAGTTATCGGGCAGGGGATTATCTATTATCCTGTTAGCCTAAAACACACTAACTACCACTCTCTATATGGCGAAGCGATAAACAAGAGCTTTCTTACACCAATAAGAGTAAATGCTTTGATAAACTGGGAAGGCTCTCAGACAAGCACGACAGGCTTCGGAATAGATAGAAGATCCAGCATCACAATCAACTTCCACAAAAGAAGGTTGACGGAGGATCAAGATCTACAAGTTCAAGAGGGAGATTTTGTTCTTTACGGCAACTTGTTTTATGAAATAGTAACACTAGCACAGCCCAGAGAACTTTTCGGTCAAGTTGATCACAAGATGGAGATTGCAGCAAAGTGTATTCGAGCAAGGGATGGCATGTTCGAAGAGTCTAGTATGCCAGAAGTTACCATAGAGAAGTATAAGGCAACGGCTACAGAAACTTCTTATGTTTATTTAACCACTCCTGCCTCTTCTTCTTCACCAACTGTATCCGCTTCAGCGGCAGTTCCCACTTATTCCGGCGCCGACTCTGGCTCTTTGGATTACCAAATTTTGGAAGATTTCGATTCTAATCCGTGTGACTACTCAGGATATCACTTCTACCTCACTGCAGCACCTGTGCCTCCTATAGCCTCTTTTGCCATGGCGAACAAGTGGTATTGGAACGAAAACTGTGTTTGGCACCCAAGCCCATTTATGGTACCTTGATGTACTAGGAAAGACTTATGACGAAAGAAAAGATAACGGTATTGAGTCCGTCAAACTTAGAAAACATAGATGGAGCCATGCACGAGTGGGTAGACCAACAGATCAGTGCTTTCGCCACAACTAACCGAGGCTGGAAAAAGGTACCGGTCATTTGGGTATCGGCAGAAAGAGCATACCAGACAAAGAGAGATAAAGGGCTACGGGATAAGGAGGGTGCTCTCATATACCCTATCATAACAGTCGAGAGGATTAGTATGGAAAAAGATCCATCATTCAAAGGATCCTTACAAGCCAACATATTCCCCGTTAACGATTACAGGGGAGGCTCGATACCATTAGCCAACACCATAAATCAATCAAAGACCCAGAACTTTCAGAATGCTGACTCAAAGAGAGAGACCGGACAGTTGAATTTTAAAGTAAAGAAGAAGGACAATAAGATAGTATATACCCATAAATCGATTCCGATTCCAACATACATTAGTATTATGTATCGAATCAGCTTAAGGGCAGAGTACCAACAACAGATTAACGAGATGAACGAACCGTTCATTGTCTCCACTGGAAACATCAGCAGCTTTATTATGAAGAAAGAGGGTCATCGATATGAGGGATTCTTTCAACCATCTTACGAACAAAATAATAATGCCGGAAGTCTCGACGAGGATGAGAGAATCTATCAGACATCGTTCGATGTAAAAGTGTTGGGATATTTAATCGGCTCCAAAGACAATCAAGAGCAGCCCCAAATTGTAGAAAGAGAGAACGCGGTAAAGCTGAAGACACCAAGAGAAAGGGTAATCGTGGGAGAAGATCCAGAACATCCCGATAATTGGGGAAAGTATAGGGAATAAAAAATAGCATTTAGAGTATTTTAAAACTATTTACAACAGGCTAGATTCACATTTAAAGAAAAATAACGAATGTTTTACTATTGTTATTTGTAGAGGAGAGTAAAAGGATATGTCGGCAAAGAAATTCAAGTTCGTATCACCTGGAGTTTTCGTTGATGAAATTGACAACTCACAGTTACCAGAAACACCAGAGGGTGTAGGACCAGTAGTTATAGGAAGGACGGAGAAGGGACCAGCAATGGTGCCTGTCCAAGTTAACTCGTTTTCAGACTTCGTTGAAACATTTGGTAATCCAGTTTTTGGCGGAGGTGTCCCTGATGCCTGGCGCGCCGGACCCAATTCCACTGCTCCGACCTACGCTTCTTATGCCGCCCAGGCATACCTCAGAAATCAAAGCCCCCTGACGGTTGTGAGATTGGCAGGCATCGAAGATGCTAACCCAACAGCAGGCGGTGGTGCCGGCTGGGAAACCAACTCAGAGCCGATGGATTCAGATGAAGTCAATGGCGGTGCTTACGGTCTTTTCTTGGTGGAGTCTGGCTCGGATCTCACGGCTTTGCCGGGCACTGGCTCGCTGGCAGCAATCTTCTATTGCTCCGAGGGTGTTGTTGAACTTACGGGTACCTTGGCTGACGGAGACACGACTGCCAGCGGCACGGCTGGACTTTTCTTGTCCGACGACACTCCTCACCAATACACGGCACAAGTTCGAGATGCTTCAGGTGTAACTGATAAGGTTGTTTTCAACTTCAACGAAAACAGCAAGCTTTACATCCGAAATGTCTTCAACACGAACCCAACATTGGTCAATACCTTTGCTGGCGGGAAGAAATATTTCCTCGGAGAAACCTTCGATAGGAATATTGCTGATAAGCTCGCTAGCGACACAAAATCTTTCGGTGTCATCTTGGGACTCGCTACATCTGAGTTCACAGCGGATATCCAACAGAACTGGCAAGAGATGCCTCTTTCCGATGCCTCCACTGGATGGTTCTTTTCTCAAGATTTGGGAGACCAATCATTATTCAATGCTTTGGCGAAACAAAAGCTTTTTAAATTTGAGACACTTTCTGGTGGAGAGTGGGCTCAAGGCAATCTTAAGATCTCAATCACTAGCATCAAAGCTTCCCCTAACGAGGATCAGCCATACGGCACTTTCTCGGTCCAGGTTCGAAAAGCAACAGATTCCGATGCTAGAGTCTCTCCAGTAGAGACATTTAGTGATGTAAACCTAAATCCAAATTCCCCAGATTTCATTGCTCGTAGAATCGGCGATTCTTATCGAGTATGGGACAACGACGACAAGAGATATCAGACTTATGGAAACTATACAAATCAGTCTCGATACATCCGGGTTGTACTGGATTCCTCTGTGGAAGCCGGCACAACCGATCCTAAATTCTTACCATTTGGAGTATATGGACCAACTAGGTACCAAGCCTTTCAAACAGTGAGCGGCTCAACTGACCCGTTCGACAGCTATGTTGTCGGCGGCAGCAGTATCCCTCGCTCGTTAGCTGCTGGTTTCGAGAAGGTGAATGTGGGAACACTTGCTCTCACCGCTTCTTTCGAATTCCCTGAGATTCCGACGAAAACAAACAGCAATGATTCATCACTTATAAATCAGAGAGATGTATACTTTGGAGCAACAACGAATGTCGCCAACAGTAGTCGCCTCCAGCGGGATATTGTAGACTATGTTCGTCGTAAGCCAGGTGATGCTGATAATCTAGGTGTTACTGGTTCACTGAACTACTCCTGGGTATTCACCCTTGACGATGTTTCCGGCTCCAATGCCGATGGCGTCTTGGGAACATGGACATCCGGTTCTCGTGTTTCCGGCTCCTCAATCACGGCTCAGGCAGGAAATACTTACGAGTCAGTTCTCAATGCTGGGTTTAACAAGTTCACGACAATGCTACAAGGTGGCTTTGAGGGTGTTGATGTTCTCGAACGAGAGCCTTTTGCTAATCGACTATTGTTAGACGGAACATCGCCATCTAACTATGCCTATGCTTCTATTGAGCGAGCCATAAATACAGTAGCTGACCCTGATGTGGTTCAGTGTAATATGCTCTCTATGCCTGGTGTTACCAACGAGGCACTCACGGGCAAGCTTCTTGATGTCGCTGAAACCCGAGGCGATGCCTTGGCGATAGTTGACTTGAAGGGTGGCTATGAGCCAGAGACAGAAGCTTCAGCGAGCTTGTCTGCTCGACTAGGCTCTGTATCTGAAACGATCTCAAACCTAAATCGAAGAAACATCAACAATAGCTACGGATGTGCCTACTATCCTTGGGTTCAAATCACCGATACAGTCACCACAGGAGGCTCTCTATGGGTTCCCCCAAGTGTGGCTGTGCTTGGTACCCTAGCGAGCAGCCAGGCTGCTAGCGAGCTCTGGTTTGCTCCTGCTGGGTTTACCCGAGGCGGCTTGACGGAAGGTAGTGCCGGCATTCCAGTAACGAATGTTCGACAACGATTGACTTCGGACAACCGTGACGATCTTTATACGGCAAACATTAATCCGATTGCCCAGTTCCCAGCAGAAGGAATTGTGATTTTTGGACAGAAGACACTCCAAGTGACACCTTCTGCCCTAGACAGAATCAATGTTCGACGAATGCTGATTTATGTTAAACGACAAATCTCTTTCATAGCTTCCAGATTGCTTTTTGATCAAAATGTTCAATCAACGTGGGGTCGCTTCTTGGGAGAGGTGAACCCATTCTTAGGAAGTGTCAAGACTCGCTTAGGTCTTATGGACTATAAAGTGATTCTTGATAACACGACGACAACCCCTGACTTGGTTGATAGAAATATTATGTATGCCAAGATATTGTTGAAGCCAGCAAAGGCACTTGAGTTTATTGCTCTTGATTTTGTTGTAACAAGATCTGGTGCTTCTTTTGATGACTAAAAAACAAAGAAATAACTACTTATTTTATAAGACGAGGAGAAAATAAATTATGCCATTCTGGAGTGACGCAACAATAGCAGACCCTAAGAGACAGCACCGCTGGCTCATCAACATCGGTGCACCCGAGCTCAGCAGTTTCATCACATATGTGTGTAAGTCTGTAGCGAAACCGAAAGTAACAGTGGCAGAAACGGAGCATAAATTTATTAACCACACCTTCTACTATCCAGGTGGAGTCACTTATGAGCCCATTACGATAACACTGGTAGATCCGGCGAACCCTCACTCCTCACAGGCACTTTACGATCTTCTACAGGTATCTGGTTATACACTCCCAGGGAATATCACTCAAGTGAGCCCAGGCGAGAAAGATATGTCCACGATCAGTAAGAGGCAAGCCATTGGAGCCCTGAGAAGCTGCTATATAAGTCAGCTTGACGGAGACGGCAACGAGATTGAAAAGCTTACCTTAGAGAATGCTTGGATCAAGAGTGTTGACTTCGGCGGAGATTTGAACTATGAGAACGAAGGGCTTGTTGAGCTTTCTCTTGAGCTTCGCTTTGATTCCTTTGATCTACAAACTTTCGGTCCATTCGCCTCATAAAAACAAAATAATACTTAACTTTGCTAGTTAGATGTGATATAATAATTCTACCCTATGTCACATCTAACAATACGAGGTATAAATGACAAAGCGAAATAACGAGGAGAGACTCGGATTACCTTCGACGGGCGCGAAGGGATCTACGTCTGATCCTCCTCCACCAGGGTCCGATAATGGCGGACTATCTTTTGTGGCGCCCACTGAACTAGTAGACCTGCCTTCTCAGGGAAGGTTCTACCCCGAAGGTCACCCCCTTCACAATCAAGAGTCAATTGAGATTCGAGAGATGACAGCCAAAGAAGAAGATATCCTTACTTCTAAATCTCTAATACAAAAAGGTGTCGTATTCGACAAGCTTTTACAAAACCTTATTGTCAACTCCATGATTGGACCACAGCAACTTCTAGTCGGCGATAAGAATGCTCTTCTGATTGCCGCCCGACGAAGCGGCTATGGTGAGATGTACGAAACATCCGTGGACTGTCCATCTTGTGGAACCAAACAAGATATATCTTTTGATCTTACAGGTGCGACTGTCAAGGGACCACCCTCTCTCGAAGCATGTTCCGAAGCTGTGGATGCCCCAATCATCCAGACTGATAGTGGCACTTTTTTAGCTAGGCTTCCAAAGTCAGATCTTGATGTGGAACTGAAATTAATTACAGGTGCCGACGAAAGAAAGCTGTCGGCAACACTTGAGATGAGAAAAAAGAAAAAGCTTTCAGAGAATATACTCACTGAGCATCTGAGGCTTTGTGTTGTTTCGGTGGCAGGTACGGAAAATAGGCAAGAGATAGAGAAGTTTATCGGTGTTATGCCGGCTAAAGATTCTAGATTCATTAGAAAGGTTATGGCAGAAATCACTCCAAATATTGATTTGACGCAAGAGTTCGTTTGCGAGGAGTGCTATCACGAGCAGGACTTGGAGGTTCCTATTAATGCCACGTTTTTTTGGCCTGACCAGTGATTACATGGAGATGGTATATGAACAGTTCTTTGTTCTAAAATACCACGGAGGATGGAGTCTTATTGAGGCTTATAATTTGCCGATACAGTTGAGAAACTGGTTTGTTGAGAGACTAGCAAAGCAAATAAAGGAAGAGTCAGATTCCATCAAGAAGAAATAAGGCATCCTAGGGTGCCTTTTTTCATGCTAAAAAACTACTTATTGTGGAGGTTTCCCTTATGGAGAGCAAGAAAATTAATGAAAACGAAGAAATGGTGCCGACAGTTATTGACTTCACTAAGATGAGGGACGACGACGGGCAAATAAACGAGTCTTGGATTCTCACATTCGGGGCGACAATGAGATGGCTGATGCCGTCCTTGTTCAGGGGGGGAGCCACGCCAATGAGTATTCGTGGTTCGAGGGGCGAGATTAGCAATTTTGCAAATGTCCTATCAAAGGAAAAGAAATATTTACAATCCTGGAAAAGTAATGGATTGAGCAGCCCAGCGACGTATCGAAACAAGAGCAAGCTTAATTCGGCTGTAAAGAAGTTCGAAAGAGTTACCGGACTTAAATGGCCATTCAAATAATAAATATCTAGAACAAGGACACCCAGAGATAGATGACGACACAAGAAGACAAGACCCTGGACCATTTGGTTGAACAGAAGGAACGCCTTGCAAAAGTTGCTAAGGAACAAAACGAAGCTCTCGACGAGGAGCTAACGTTAAAAAAACAGCTTTTGTCCGTGGGGCAGTCACTTCTTGGCACTGCTAATGATAGGCTGGAAGCGGCATCTAATCGAAAGAAGCAAGTCCTCGAAGTACAGCAGGCTGAGCAAGAAGCCCGAGAAGCGGAAGTTGAGCATCTGGAAAAAGCCGCCGAAGCCGCAGCCCGCAATAATAATCTTACTGAAGAAGAACTTAGAACACAACAAGCGAACCTTGCGGCTGCTCGGGAAGCATACGAGATATCCAAAAAGAAAGGAGTAACACTTAAAGAGCAGCTAACATCACTCGCAGCACAGAAAGGAGTGGTAGATTCTTCCACCAAAGCCTTCGACTCCATTGCTACAAGCATGGGGATTTCAAGATCCCATGCCGGAGATATGGCTAAGAATATGGTATCTTCCTATATCACGGCTGTTAAGACAGAAGGAATTTTTTGGGGCACCGTCAAGTCAGTGGCAAGCTTGGCTAGTGCATTCTGGGATGTGTTCAGCCCAGTGAGCCTGATCTCCTCCGCAATGTCTGCTATATGGACTGCCAGTTGGGAGTTCCTAATAGAAAGCTCTCAGGCTCTTTCGAATTTTAGTGCTGCAGCCGGCGATGCCGGATCGATGGCAAAAGATGTCGGGGCAGCAATGAGCCTAGGCACTGGTGTTAATATAGAGCAGGCAGCTCAGGCAGCATCGGGATTAGCCGCTAGCTGGAGAGGCTTCTCGGGAGCATCTAGTGCCGCGAGAACCTCCATGATAAGAACTGCTGCCGAGCTTAATGTGCTTGGTATCAGTGCCGAATCAACAGGCGAAGCCATAGAGCTTCTCACAAGGACAATGGGTGTCTCTACTAAACAAGCAGAGAAGACGCTGAAGGGTATGGCATCAGCAGCTTCATCGCTTGGTACTACCCCCGCCAAGCTACAATCTGATCTTGCCTCTGTTCAGGGGAGCTTGTCTCTCTATGGCGATAGGATGATAGATGAGTTTTACGATCTTGCTGGGGCAGCAAAGGCTGCTGGATTGGAGATGTCAGACTTGACAGCTCTTGGAGAATCGTTTGATTCGTTTGATGATGCTTCATCCAAGACAGGAAACTTGAATGCTCTATTGGGCGGACCATTTCTTGACAGCATGGAGATGATGAGATTACAAGCAGAGGAAGGTCCGGATGCTGTTGCTTATGCTCTCAAGGATGCTTTTGCTGCAGCAGGTAAGTCTTACAAAGACATGAACTACATGGAAAAGAAATCCTATGCCGACTCGATAGGAATGAGTGCTGATAAGTTTGGTAAGCTAATGTCGATGTCGAAGAGCGAGGCTAAAGCAGAAGCCAAAAAAGCAAAGCAGGAGGCAGCTTCTCAAAAGAGATATAAGAAGATGCTTCGCTCCACGGTAAGTTTAGGAATGCAGATAAAGAACTTCTTCCAATCTGTATTCGCGAACAAGAAAGTGGTGGGAGCTATAAGAAGGCTCATGGGCATCCTCATAGGTCCGAAATCCCAGAAAGGTCTGAAGGAAATAACGAAGGCACTTGGCGATAAAATGGCAGCAGCCATAGAAGTAGTTACAATTGTGGCAGAACGACTCGTGAAGTGGTTCTCAAAGCTAACGGATGGCTGGGGCGATGTCGGCATGATGACAGATGAGAATGGCAATCTCATGAAGGATTGGGGAACAAAGGTGGAGGAAGTCATGGACTCCATGGAGGAGGCGATGGAGGGCTGGGGAACAAGGGTGGAGGAAGTCATGGACTCCATCGGACCCTCGCTGGATAGGTTCGGAAAGTGGCTGGAGGAGACACTCGAAAAAGTTGGAGAGGGCGAATCTTTTTGGGACCAAGTGTGGGAAGGGATGGGTTTTACTTTCGCCAACTTTTGGGATTCTATTGGGCAATACATGGTCGGCGGCTATTTGGCCATCAAGGCCATCGGTGTGCTCTTTGCTTGGCTCGGAGATAAAGTTATGGCTACTTTTGCCAAGGGCTTTAGAAAGTCATCTGTCGGAATAGGAAAAGGATTCATCACTCTAGCTCGTGCAATTTCCAGATCCATAACCATTATAGGTAGGGCGTTTATGAGCCCAACAGGCATGTTTTTCACAGGCTCACTGGCGATAATTCTAGGTACACTGGGATATTCGCTGAAGCAACTGGCAGCAGCATTCCAAGGGTTCGGCGAGATGATGACGGGCATCGGGAAAGCTTTCGATGCCATCGGAGGCTTTATAACACACCTCATTAAGATAACAACCGATGGCTTGTCAGTCAGAATGCTTAAATTTATGTATGACTTTTCAAAAGCCCTCGATGTGATGGGCATGTCTATGAGGGCAATTCCGGGAGTCCAATCGAACTATATCGTCCAGCTCATAAAAGCCTTTCAGGCTAATGGTCCTGGTGCTGCTTCGGCAATGGATAAGTTTGCCGAAGCGGTAGAGAGGCTGGTTGCTGCTTTACAGAAGCTTTCAACCAGCAAGATATATGCCTTCGGGTGGAACATGACTCAAGCATTCGAAGCGACAGCAAAAGTAACACCACAGAGTGCCAAAGCGGCTGCTAAAGTTATCGACAAGGCAAAAGAGTATCAAAAAGAAGTGGTAAAAAACAAAGACAATGTTGATGCTCTTGCTGAGCTTCTGAAAGCCACAGGAGCAGCTCAGCCAGCAGGCGGACCTGGCGGCGAAACAGTTATTAGGCTTGAGCTCGGCGGCAAAGTTATGAGTGAATACATCTGGAACTCAGTCAATGGCGACATCAACCGCCGCCGATAGAGATCACGATAAAAAAGCTCCACCTTCCTATTTATAATAGAGGAGAAAATCACTATGGAAGACGATTTAGATCTGGATGGGTTGATTGCTGGTCATGATCGAGCCCTGGGCGAAGACCCTAACCTGGCGAAGGCTCTATCTTATGGCAATGCCGCCCCAGATGCTCAAGGGAGTCAGTTCTACAATGATCCGACAACAGAGGGCGCCGTCAGGCGAGGACACTTCATTGAGATATATCACATCATTTCCAAGACATCCCTTTACTTCAAAGCCTTTCTGACAGACTTCAGCGATAACTTCAATGTTAGTCACAACAAAGAGAAGGTCTTTGGTAGGACTGACCCTGTTATCACATACCAGAATACAGAGAGGATAATCAATGTGGCTTTTTCTGTCGTCGCCTCCAACCTCCAAGAAGCGAGAGCAAATATGGATAAGGCAAACCGATTCGCATCCATGATGTACCCGGCTTACGATGGAGACAATTTAAAAGCTGGACCAATGTTCAGAGTTAAGCTAGGGAACCTGATCTGTAAGCAAGGGCTGACTGAGGGTGAAGGCATGGCACTAGCCGAAACTGCTGGACTTACTTGTACTATAGGCGGCTTCAAATATAATCCGAGCTTAGATGAGGGATTTTTCGATCCCGAGCCCGGCATACTTTATCCCCAGGCTATAACGATAGATCTTGAACTTTCCGTTATTCATGAGCAAAAATTAGGATACGGACCCGATGGCACTCGCCGGGAACCTGGACGATACCCATATGGTGGCGAGAGAGCACCCCACCCGCCTGCCATACCCCCGCCAGATCCAAGCACTTTGAAGCCATTCGAATCGAAGCAACAGATCATTAGGGAGACCAGTATCTCAACCGAGCTCAAACTACAGAAAGATCTCATGAGAGCCCGCTATGAAGTTCAGAAAGCCAAAATGCTCTCTCCCGTTAGGAAGCTCGGCAAACTATTTGGGACAGTACATAGAACTGGCGGTGATAGCTAAATAAAGAAAATGGAGTTGACAAATGGTATCCAGATATGATAATATGAAAATCTCTAGGAATAATTCCGAGAGAGATAAGAAGTTGAGAGAGAAGAGAGGAATAAGAACTATGAGACAGTTCGGAACTCCTAGCATCAGTTACCCCACAGAAGAAGAGCAAGCTTTCTTGGAGAGCACTACTGTTGTTTGGAAAGTGGGAGATAGGCTTTATAAGTTGGCTAACACATTCTACGGAGATCCCACCCTGTGGTGGCTCATAGCCTGGTACAACCAAGCTCCCACCGAATCCCACATTACTGTCGGGGACACCATCGAAGTGCCTCAGCCGCTCGATAGGGCACTCTCAATCTATATGAGGAGATCAGCATAAATGTCAGAAGATCCAAAGCCGACCGGGATGATGGAAGAAGATAATAGCACCCGTGCTCCAATAGAGACTTTAGAGGATATTACAGCTCAAGAAGGGGAAGTAGAGCAATCTCTCGATCCAGATCTAGTCATCCAGTATTCAGATCAAGAGGATGCTGCTCAATCCGTCACTCAAAGTGACCTCAATGAAGCAGAGCTTGCCGAGCTTGACATTGATCAAAGCGAAGTTGATGCAGCCACTCAGGGAGCAATTGTTGGCTCCATCACAGGAGCATCCAGGAACGAGAGAGAGCGCCAACGGAAGTTACGAAAGCTAGCCCAAGCCGAGACAGGGAGGAAAGTTGCCGGAGGCAGGAGAAAAAAGCAAGAAGCAAAGGAAGGTGTTTACGAACAGACAGAGCAAGCATATCTGATTCAAAACCTTGAGAAGTTTCTTTTGGCAGAGACAACTCCCGAGTCAGAAAGCATGAAAAACCTGATCATTGCAAACTCGAAAGGAAACTTAATAAACACATTGACCATTGGCAATCGACTACTACCTCTTATGGGAATAAGCCCAGAACAACTGAGCAGCTTAATACCATACATCAGATTCTTTAAGAGCACAAAGGAGGGCAATGAACGAAACTTAGAAGAGTTTAAGTTTTCGACGACAAGTCCAAACATGAAAGAATATTTCGAAAGCGGAGCCAACCAGCAGAAGAATGTTGGCTTAAAAAGCTTTTCATGGGAATCAACCGGCGATAACTCCTACAATTCCAGAAGATCTTTTCTTGCCGATATCGTTATTACTTTTTCGTCGATGAGCGACCTACAGGCACCCGACCAAGGCATCTCGTGGATGGATTTGATTCTCAACAATCCAACAAAAACAGAACTAGAAGGAGAGCCCAAAAGCGAATCTAAATTTAAGCGATACGAAATCCTCGCAGAGATTGGCTATAACTTTCCAGATAATGCTCCAGGCTTTACACCTGAACTAAAGGCTTCGATTAGAGAGAGCCGAGTTTTCCTTTCTCTGTATGCCAATACAACAGAATTTGATTTTAAAGACGACGGCAGCATTGAGCTCAAAGTGTCGTATACAGCTTCCGGAGAGTTTCTTTCGAATCAATTTAGCTCTAACATTCTCACAATTGGAACAATGAGCGAGGAATTAAAATTGGATGCCGAAAAAGAAAGGCTCAAGAAACTGACGGAAGATGTCGCTGATGCCCCAAACAAATCGAAAAAGAAAAAGTCTTTGGAAGAGCAAATAAAAGATCTGGAGGTATCCATCGAAGAGAAAACCCAAAGGAACAGGGCATCCAACTATGCTAAATTCCTCCAGCACCTCGTCACTCATCAGCGACTATTCACATTCACCGTGACAGAATCTCAGTATAAAAAAGGAATACTACCCAACAACAAAGAGTTGGATAGACTGCTCCAAGAAGCACCCGACGCAGATGTTGTACAGGATACTGTTAAGGAGCTGAAGAAAAAAGAGGAGGCTGGCAAAAACTTAGATAAGAAGCCGACTCCGACAGGCAAAAGAACCATATCATATTTCTACCTCGGCGATCTTATGAACTATATGGCGGAATCCCTTAAGGAAAAGCCAGGGGAAGAAAGCTCAATGGCTTCTGAAGTGATAATCGGCGATTATGAATTTTATATATTCCCTCCATACGATCCCAAAAAGAAGCTTGCTACCAAAGCCATTGTATCGGAGGAAGTTAAGAAAATGAGAGCCAATCTCTCTACTTTACCGATATCTCTTGATATGTATAACCTCTTTATGTATGAGAATGCAATGAAGGAAGGAAGGGACACTTGGACATTCTTCGATTTCGTAAAAAAGGTAACTTCAGAGTTAGTAGATAATGCTGTTAATAGTTATGTTAAAAACCGGATTAACGACGAGGCAAAAAAGTCATTCACTTTTGGCAAGCCATCGATAAAGAGCACTGTTACCTCGGGGTACTCTAAGGCACTTATTGGGGTAAAGGGCGGCTGCCCCGCCACCATCAACACCCCTGGTACGGATTTTAGGATTGCTCCCCCCGAGACTCTTGAGCCTACATCCACCAAATTTATTCCTCCGAATAATTTCTTTATTATTTACGGTGCCAGAGTGCCTGCCTCTATTCGACGAGGCACTGACGAGCAGGTAAATGCCCAAAATGGTGTCTACCACCTTGTCACTGGTGCCGATAGAGGAATAGTAAAGGGGATCAAATTTAAACAGAAAGCGAACAGACTTAGAGATCAGAACATCTTGAAGTCAAGAGACACCGGAAATGTTGATGTGGGGGTGCTGAAGCTCCCCTACAATGCAACGGTGGAGATTATGGGCACCTCTCCGTTCTATCCTGGTCAGGCACTATTTATTAGCCCTGCTCTTGTTGGAGTGGGCACACTAGACTCTAGAAAATCCATCGCCAAGAAGCTCGGTCTGGGCGGCTTCTACATTGTCCACAAAGTATCTTCTGATATATCCATGGGGATTCTCCAGAGCACGGTTGAATGTAACTGGGAAACTTTCCCCACCCCCGATCAGCAGACTTTAGATGACAAAGAAGCCGATGATGCAACGCTAGATCCATTGAGCAATGACTGTTTCGCCAACCGAGCGATAAAAGAGGATAATATCAATTTCTCAGGGGAGAGCCCATGAAGCTAAGTTTTGGATCTAACAGTCTCCCAGCAAGCAGCTCTTATAGCGAGAGGCTGTCATATATAAAGAACTACCCTGTCGGCATTTTAGAGCAGAGCTCTGCCGACTATTGGTACGACCATGTTTTATTTGGAAGGATTGATAAGAATCAAGACTCAATATACCCCTCCCAGAACTTCCTAAAAGAAATACCCGATTACGAGACAAGTGTGGTAGCTTTGAACTTTGTAGCAGATGCCTTTACCACATTCCGAAGAAATATGGACTTACTTGGTTCAGATGGAATGCTGTATGCCGGAGGGTTTATAAAGGACACGAACTTTCTACAACCCCTTCGAGGCTGGCAAAACGTCAATAGCGATTACGATTCGTTTATAAACTCTTTTTATAGCAACTACCTCTTCCCATTTCTATCCTCCCCAGAAATCAACGAGCACATCCAAAGCTTCCAGGACTTCGTTGAGCAGTTCACGATACTGATAGATAGAACAACACTACTCTCGCCATTTACAAAGACAGAATATATAACAAGCAATTTGGGAACTCCAATGTATAGTGGGCTTGCTGTTGAGATCGAAGACTCTCTCGATCACGGAGACGATCTAGAAAAGATACTATCCTACACTAACGACTCCAACTTCGAAATATACAGGCAGATTGCAGCAAACAATGGATTCGTTCTCGATAAGAATGCCCCGTGGAGATTGCTAGCACTACCATATGCCCCTCAGATTCAAAATCATATGAATACCTACGGGATAAACTCCGAAACTATGGTAGACAAATACTATTATCGCTCCCATCATTTTGATATACCAAACCTCAAAGTGTACATGAGAGAGTTCTACAATGCCTTCGTCAAAACCCTTCCGACAGTCAGAATCCCCCTCGTGGGAGGAAAAGGTAAAAAGAAAAGCTTGACAAAGATTATCCATCGTGATACCATTAGCAAAGAACAATATAACGAGGAGTGGTATTTTGATAATTCATTCTGGATTAGGCTGTATGTGTTTATTAGAGCGAAAGAGACGAACCGAGACTGGAACCAATACAAGCTTGACCAGGTTGCCTCAAAGGCAGCAGAGTTTTTTCTCTACTCCGGAGAAGAAGCAGCATACAAATTCATCAATAAAGAGGTCCGCCGACCGTGGAAAGAAAGCTCTCAGATAGACAAATATCGCCGAGGAACTTTCATGCTTAAAAGAAAGCGAGGATAGCTTGTTTTACATAACTCTTGATTCGAAGGAAGAGTGTTTAGGATATTACTATGACGGCGCCATCCACGATACGAGCCCCGATCCCGACAAAAACAATGTAACATGGGACTACTCCCATTCCCATCACCAAGACGGAATAGAGTATCTGAAGCTTTATTGTGGCGGCAAATCTTTGGGAGAAATGTGCCCCGACCATCTGGGTAGAGACTGGGACGGAGCACTGGAAAAAAGAAAGGCATTCGAAACAGCCATCAAGAATAGTAAAATAGAAGTTCAAGATGTATGTATATACGATCTGGTTCCGCCATGGTTTATGAAAGAAATCTCCCAGCTCAAATGTGAGATTCTTGAGCATGTTCATCAAAACCTCCACAAGCCAGAGGCATACGACTTCATGCTTGGGCTGGAAAAACTATTTGCCGGAATCAAAGAAAACACTCTCAAGATTGATACATCGAGCCTCCGAGGCAAGCTCGGAAATTCGGCAGTTAGAAACTTCCTCCATAGAGTCAGAGGAAAGACTTCGATAGAATACAATCAGTTCGGGACTATTACCGGCAGGCTAACAGTAGCAAATTCTAGCTTTCCCATTCTAAACATTGAGCGATCTCTCAGGGAAATAGTCAAGCCAAATAACGATCTGTTTGTGGAGTTTGATTACAATGCTGCCGAACTAAGAACACTACTCTCTCTATCTGGACAAGAGCAGCCGAAAAGAGATATCCACGAGTGGAATATTGAGAATGTCTTCAAAAAGGAAATGACCAGAGCCGAAGCGAAGAAGAAGATCTTCTCTGCGATATATAATCCGAACATTGACCAAGACTACTACAAGGTGGAAAAGGTATTAAAAAAGTATTACAACTCAGGTAAGATCAAGACTCCATACGGAAGAGAAATAGAGTGTGACGACGGACATGCCCTGAACTATATTTTACAGAGCACTACTAGCGATCTGGTTCTTGATCAAGCTATGAAGATAAACAAGATCCTAGAGGGGAAGAAATCTAAGATAGTATTCTTGATCCACGACAGTTTTGTGGTGGATTTGGCACAGGAAGAGCGAGCCTTGATATACGAGATCAAGGAAATTTTTTCCCGGAACAAAATTGGAGATTTTTTAGTCAATGTTAGTGCCGGCAGAGACTTTGGCAATATGAGGAGGATTGATATATGAAATACGATAAACTCGTTCGAGATAAAGTACCACATCGTCTAATAAAGGAGAAGAAGGTATTCTCATGCCGAGAGGCACTGAAAGAGGAATACTTAGATTATGTTGATGACGCATTGCTTGAGCATGTAAATGGCTATTTGGAGAATCGATCTCTCGAAGCACTGGCAGAAGTCTTGGAAGTGGTGTATACTCTTTCTCTTGAGCTGGGATACACCATCGACGAGCTTATGGAAGAAAGAATCCAGAAAGAGGCTGACCTTGGGGCATATTACGAGGGAATCATCCTAGAGGAAGTGAAAGAAGATGATTAATGTGATTGGCTTGGGCAAAGTCGGATGTGCTATAGCCGAGAAGTTTAGAAAGCATCCCCAGTATGAAGTATATAAGATAGGAGCAGGGCTTCCCGATAAGGATAATAAGAACTGCTTTTCCATCAAGAAGAGATCGGCACCAGAAGACTACGAAGATAAGTTCCCAGCAAGGGTTACGAATGCTCTCAAGAAGATTGACGGTGACATTCTCTTTGTGGTTTCTGGCGGCACAGATATTTCCTCAGCATCGCTAAGAATACTGGAGGCAGTAAGTCCGAGAAGGATAGAGGTACTATACATAAAGCCAGACCTTACTGACGATCATTCAAAGAACCTCGACAGAGTGGTATCTAATGTATTCCAGGAATATGCTCGCTCTGGGCTATTCGAGAGACTCTATCTTATTTCAAATTCCGCAATCGAAAAAGTCATTGGGAATATTCCGATTGGCAGATATCAAGACACGATCAATGAATTTGTCTCTTCCACCATTCATATGCTAAATGTCTATAGAAACACCGAAGCAGTAATGTCCAGCTACCCAAAGGAGTCTGGTATTTGCCGGATTTGTACTATAGGAATCGGTGAGATGGAAAAAATGGCAGATCAGATGTGCTTTTCTCTTGACAATGTGAACGAAAAGAGCTATTATTTTGCTATAAACAAAAAACAGGTAGATAATGATTCTGATCTCCTCTTTAGGGTAAAGAAGAGAGTAACACAAAAAGACGAGGACATAAAAGTAGGTTTTGGAGTATACTCAACGGAATATGACAAGAACTACATCTATATTGTTTCTCAAACAAAGATAATTCAAGGAGTAAACTATGGTTAAAATTTTTACAGGCTCTTTTAAGAAGAAGAACGACGACATTCGGACTATGATTTTTGTAAAGCTGGAAGATCTCCCTTCCAGCTTTTTAAGTTCCAAGATCAAGGATGGATCATCTCAGCGAAAAGTACCAGAAGGGCAAGAGCTCGTATGGGATGTTTCCGAGTCTGCTTTCCGGACATTCAACTGGAACTCAGCACTGGGAGAAGTAGATGTGAAACTACTGGAAGGAAAGGAAAAAGAAAATTTTGAGAAAAAGCACTTGACATAAGAAAAGTGATCTGATATAATAGTGTCTAACAAAAAGTAAAAGGAGTCATAAATGACAATTGATATGAAAAAAATGAGAGAAAAGTACAGCACCCTCAAAAACCGAGGTCAGGGTGGTGGTAGTCAGTTCTGGAAACCTTCCGAGGGTTCACAGACTGTACGGATTGTTCCGACTGAAGACGGAGATCCTTTCAAGAGCTTTTCTTTCCATTATGGTGTCGGCAAAGAGGGAGGCTTCCTATGTCCAAAGAATAATTTTGGAGAGGACTGCCCAGTATGTGGCTTTGTTCGTGGTCTTTACCAAGAAGGCGATGAAGAGAGCAAAGCTATGGCACGACAGCTCGGTGTTAAATCTCGATTCTTCTCTCCCGTCCTTGTTCGAGGGGAAGAGGAGCTTGGAGTCCGTCTATGGGGTTTTTCCAAGACGGTATATGAAACTCTCCTGGGTCTTGTGCTGAATCCGGACTACGGGGATATTACGGATATTGAAACTGGTATCGATCTGGATCTACATTACGGTAAGCCACCTGGAGGTCAATTTCCTATGACCAAGGTGACACCAAAGCGACGTTCTAGCCGCCTTTGCAGCGATAAGATTAGCGAAGAGCAGTGTGAAGGTCTTTTGGGTACTGTACCAGATTTTGAATCTCTCTTTGAGAAAAAGACGACTGTCGAAGTCCAAGGATTCTTGGACACTCACTTGACAGCCGACAATCCAGAGGAGTTTTCCAGTGAAGTGGAAAAATATCCTGGAAAAAGTGTGAACAAGGTTGATAGTGCCCTTGACGAATTGATGACTCGTTAGACATCACACACCCACGGGGAGGCACAGGGTTAACGGGTGCCTCTTTTTTTACTTTATTTACGGAGTTGTGCTATGGCGAGAAGTTTGAAACATAAAAAAGGTTCTTTGAACATCGATGAACTTAGGAAAAAGATCAATAAAAAGGCTGGCATGAATGTAGCACACGATCTTACGACAGATAATCCAACTGAAGTCAAAGACTGGATTCCCACAGGCTCCACATGGCTAAATAGTGTCATTTGCCGAGGAAAGACTGCTGGTATCCCGGTAGGAAAGATATCAGAGATAGCAGGATTAGAAGCCTCCGGAAAGAGCTACATGGCAGCCCAGACAGCAGCCAATGCCCAGAAAATGGGAATCAATGTGGTATACTTCGACTCAGAATCATCCATCGATCCTACTTTTCTTAGCAAAAGCGGTCTGAATGTCGATGAAGTTCTGTATGTCCAGGCAAGCTCTGTTGAGTTTGTGCTGGAGACGATTGAGGAGCTCTTGAATTCGACGGAAGATAAGATGCTGTTTATTTGGGACAGTCTCGCCTTGACACCAGCGGTAAGTGATGTAGAGGGAACATTTAACCCTAACGAATCGGTAGCTGTCAAGGCTCGTGTATTGGCTAAGGGAATGTCCAAACTAATAGTATCGCTAGCCAACTCACAGTCTACCCTTTTGGTATTAAATCAGCTCAAGACAAATCTCCAAGTAGCGAACCCGAAGTACGCGACGGATAGTGAAAAATATACCACTCCTGGAGGCAAGTCGATGATGTATGCCTACAGTTTGAGAATTTGGCTGACTGGCAAGCGAGGCAAGAAGAGCATCATTGCCGACGACAAGGGTTTTGTCGTCGGCAATGAAGTCAAGGCTCGATTGGAAAAGTCTCGATTTGGAACAGCCGGCAGAATATGTAATTTCAAGATTATGTGGGGTAATGACATCGGGGTGAGGGATGACGAGAGTTTATTTGAGGCTATACAGTCTTCGGACCAGTTGATAAACTCGGGTCCATGGTGGACTCTCAAATATGGTGATGGATCTGAACAGAAATTCCAAGCCGCCAAGTGGGGCGAATTCATGCTGGATTCAAAATTCCGAGATAGAGTCTTGCGGCTTGTGGACGAAGAGGTCGTCCTGAAGTTTGATAATAGGGATGTAGATGCCCAACACTTTTACGATGAAGCAGAAGCAGAGGTATAGAAATGAAAATGTTAAAGCAAGATAAATACTGGGGGAGCACTAGTGATATCCGCCTAGACGACAGCAGCTCGAACGAGAATGAGGTATCTTCCTTAAACAACAGGATCTATTTCTACTCAGAAGTAACTCGACCGGAATGTCTGGCACTAAACAAAAACATCCAGACCCTATCTGATGCTATGTGCACAAATGGTCATAACTACAATATTCCAGTTCCCCCAATCCGGTTACATATCAGTTCCTATGGAGGCTCTGTCTTCGCCGGACTTTCATCGGTGGATTATATAATGGCTTCCAAGGCACCGATCCACTCGGTAGTAGAGGGATGTGCAGCATCAGCAGCAACACTGATGAGTGTCGTGGCTGAAAAGCGATACATCCATAAGAATTCATTTATGCTCATTCATCAGCTATCTTCTGGTATGTGGGGCAAATTTGAAGAGCTCAAGGACAGCATGGAGAATTGTGAGATTTTGATGCAGACCATCAGGGAGATCTACAACAAACACACTAACATTCCAAAAAAGAAGCTTGACGAGATTCTCAAGCACGATTTGTGGTTCGATGCTGACACTTGTCTAAAGTATGGCTTAGTTGACGAAATTATTTGAGCTGATTCGTAGATGAAAAAACCGAAAATAGAAACTCTCAAAGAAACAGTCAAGATATCTATAGATGCGATAGAGAACCTTCTTGACGAAATATTTCTCCTGAGAGAAGAGAATGAAAAGATAAAGAAGAAGCTGAAGTCTGTTAGGGCGAAGCTTAAGCGATTGGTATCTGAGAATGGGCGAAAATAAGAAAAGAATAATGATAGTTGATGGTCACAATGCTTTTATTAGGCACTATATTGTGAACCCAACTATCTCCTCCAACGGTCAGCCCATCGGAGGTTTAGTAGGCTTCCTCCAGGGACTACAGAAGCTAGCAAGAACGATAAAACCAGATCTGATATCTGTTGTGTGGGACGGAGAAAACGGCAGCCGCCGCCGTCGAAGCATCGTCAAGGGGTACAAGGAAGGCAGGAAGCCAGTTCGGCTCAATCGATTTATAAGAAACCTGCCTGAGAATGAAGAGTCAAAAAATCTCATCTGGCAGCAGGTCAGAGTGCTTGAATACCTAAATGAGACCCCCGTGATTCAGTTTATGTTCCCAGAAACAGAGGCAGATGACACCGTAGCATATGTGAGTCAACTCCCTCAGCTTAGTGACTGGCACAAAGTGATAGTATCCAGCGACAAGGATTTCTTCCAACTATGTGGTGATTCGACAATCTTATATCGTCCCATACAGGACGAGGTTGTGAACAAGAATTCTATTTTGGAAAAATTCAGCATCCACCCCGATAACTTTGCCCTCGCTAGGGCAATCTCTGGGGATAAATCAGACAACCTTCCTGGTGTGCCGAGAGTTGGAATTCCGACTGTGGCAAAACGACTCCCATTCCTGTCGGAGGACAAGGAATATCTGGTAGCTGATATAGAGAAATATTGTGAAGAGAGAGAGGAAGAAAAGGTTAAGTTTTATAGAGATGTTTTGGAGAATATTGATATCGTAAAAATCAATTACAAGATGATGCAACTCTATTCACCATCCCTCTCAACTCAGACAACTAGAAAAATAAGGGAAACATTTGACGAGTACATTCCCCTGTTTAATAAGACGGGAATGGTAAAGCTTCTGTTTGAAGACGGCTGCCCTCAAATCAACCTCGACAATCTCTTTGCCCTATTTCAGAGAACTGTTTATGAACTAAAGAAACAAACCTCTTGACTTTCGAAAGAAAAAAAGGTATACTATATACCTGGGAGAAAAATACATGGAATTAGACAACGATTCGACTTTTGGCTCTTTCGGAAAAGGATTCCAAGAATCCCTAGCAAAGATGATTCTAGATGATTCTCGCTTTTCGACACAGATTGGCGAAGTGCTTAACATAAATTTCTTTGAATTAAAGTATCTTCAAAATTTTGTAGATAAAGTTTATCTGTATAAAGAGAAATACAAGAAGCACCCATCGAGAGACACGTTCGAGAGCATTCTCAAAAGCGAAACTTCCTCTGGGAACGAAGCCGTTAGAAAGCAGGTTCGGGATTTTTATGTCCGAATCGCCAGCGGAAACTTCTCTAATGTTGATGAAGAGTATGTCCAGGATAAATCCCTTGACTTCTGTCGGAAGCAAAAGCTCCAAGAAGCTATGCTCAAAAGTGTGAAGCTCATGCAAAAGTCTTCCTTCGACGAAGTTAGCAAGATCATCAATGATGCTCTCAAGCTAGGTGTCGATAACGATACTGGGTATGATTTCATAAAAGATTTTGAGGCAAGGTACGAACTCAGATCCAGGCATCCAATTGCAACTGGCTGGGGAGAACTAGATAGAATCACTGGCGGAGGTATGGGAAAGGGAGAACTCGGAGTCGTTATAGCTCCCACTGGTGTAGGTAAAAGCATGGTGCTAGCTCACTTGGGCGCCATGGCACTGAAGAACGGAGTAAATGTTGTCCACTATACACTAGAGCTTCAGGACATGACAATTGGGAATAGATATGATAGTTGCCTGACTGGAATCCCCATCAACGAACTTCGTCACAGTAAAGAAGATGTATTCGAGGAGATCAAGGAACTGCCAGGAAAGCTTTTGATCAAAGAATACCCAACGAAGTCGGCTACCACCCAGACTCTCAGGACTCACCTGGAGAAGCTCCGAAACCGAGATTTCAAGCCTGGAATGATCGTTGTTGACTATGGCGACATTTTGAAGCCTATTTCACACTCGAAGGAGAAAAGGGAAGAGCTCGAAACTATTTATGAAGAGTTGAGGGCAATCGCTCATGAATTCGAGTGCCCCGTCTGGACAGCGTCTCAAACGAACAGGAGTGGGATAAATGCTGAAGTCATTACAATGGAATCTATTAGTGAAGCATTCTCGAAATGTTTCGTGGCTGATTTTATTTTCTCAGTATCAAGAACTGGTGCTGACAAGATGAACAATACGGGGAGGGTTTATATAGCCAAAAATAGGAATGGTATTGACGGTGTAGTGTTTCCAATTTTTATGGACCCAGGAAATGTCTCGATAAAGGTATTTCCACAAGACGAGCACTCGGCAGAGGTTTTGTCGGGTCCACAGAAGGTATATAAGATGCTCAGGGATGAAACAAGAAAAGAAGATTAGTAAATAAAGACCAACAAATAGGAGAGAGAAAATGGAATTAGCAAGTGAGATTTTGAGCAATATTACCGTTCACATGAAATATGCTCGGTACTTAGAGGATAAAAAGAGAAGGGAAACTTGGGATGAGCTAGTCACTAGGAACAAGCATATGCACCAGAAAAAGTATCCTCACCTCTATGATGATATAGAAGAAGCTTACAAGCTAGTTCACGACAAGAAGGTGTTGCCTTCTATGAGGTCGCTACAGTTCAGCGGCAAGCCTATTGAGATTTCGCCTAACCGAATCTATAACTGTGCTTATTTACCGGTAGATGATTGGCGAGCATTTGGGGAGATCTTGTTTCTCCTCCTCGGCGGAACGGGAGTAGGGTATAGTGTACAATCCCATCATGTAGAAGAGCTCCCAGAGATTAAAAAGCCAAATCCAGGCAAAATAAAGAGATACCTAGTTAGCGATAGCATTGAGGGCTGGGCTGACTCCGTGAAAGTTCTTATGAAGTCTTACTTTCGAGGAACTGCCACCTTAGATTTCGATTTCAGTGACATTCGCCCCAAAGGCTCCCAACTGATTACCAGTGGCGGCAAGGCACCTGGACCAGAGCCACTCAAAAACTGCTTGAGACACATCAAAAGTATCTTGAATGAAAAGTCTGACGGAGATCAGCTTCGACCGATTGAGGTTCACGATATCGTTTGCTATATTGCTGATGCCGTATTGGCAGGCGGCATCCGTCGAGCAGCTTTGATATCCCTGTTCTCTGCAGATGATGACGAGATGATAGCTAGCAAATACGGCAACTGGTATGAGCTCAATCCACAACGAGGGAGAGCAAACAATAGTGCTGTTCTTTTACGACACAAGGTGGACGAAGAGTTCTTTTTCCAGTTGTGGGAGAAGATAAAGTTAAGCAACTCGGGCGAGCCGGGGATATACTTTTCTAACGATAAAGATTATGGCACCAACCCGTGCTGTGAAATTGCACTAAGACCGTTTCAGTTCTGTAACTTGTGTGAGGTTAATGCTTCAACGGTAGAGGGGCAGGAAGACTTGGAAGCTAGGATTCGTGCTGCTACCCTTATCGGCACCCTACAGGCAGGATATACTAACTTTCATTATTTAAGATCTGTATGGCAACGAACCACCGAGAGAGAGGCTCTTCTGGGCATTAGTCTGACCGGCATTGCTTCGAATAAGATACAAGACTTGGATGTGAAGGCAGCAGCAAAAGCGGCACGACAAAAGAACAAAGAGGTGTCGTCATTGATTGGAATCAAGAGTGCCGCCAGGGTCACCACCATCAAGCCAGCGGGAACAACTTCGCTAGCACTTGGTTGTAGTTCTGGGATCCATGCTTGGCATAGCCAGCATTATATTCGCCGGATAAGAGTAGGAAAAAACGAGCCAATATATGGATATCTACTAAAGAACCATCCAGAGCTTGTTGAGGATGAGTATTTTCGACCTCACGACACAGCCGTCATCTCAGTCCCACAGAAGGCACCAGAAGGAGCAACATTGAGGGACGAGAGTGCCCTAGATCTCCTCCAGAGGATCAAGTGGTTTTCCAAAAATTGGATAAAGCCGGGACACTCTAAAGGACAAAACACCCATAATATCTCTGCTACAATATCGATCAAAGATAACGAATGGGAAACCGTCGGTCGCTGGATGTGGGACAACCGAGGATGCTACAACGGGATTTCTTGCTTGCCGTATGATGGAGGTTCTTATGTTCAAGAGCCGTTCGAAGAATGTTCGGAGGAAACCTACGAGGAGATGATGAAGCATCTTAAGGATGTTGATCTCACTCAGATCAGTGAAACGGAAGACAATACTGATCTCAAAGGTGAGCTAGCATGTGCCGGCGGAAGCTGTGAGATAAAATAAAGCTTGACACGGCAAAAAGAGTATGCTATACTTAGACAATAAACAAAAAGGAGGCTATATGTCTAATGGTAATTTGAAGGTAGTTGATGGTGGAAATGACGTGGAGAAGGAGAACAGAATTGTCGATTACATTAAATCACTTTCTGCCTTGGAAACCGAAATGGAGCCATATAAGGAACAGAAGCGAGATCTAAAACAAAACTATGTGGAGAACGGATGGCTCTCCAAGGAAGAGATCTCTGCCGCTGTTAAAGCTTATCGACTGATGAAGTCGGAAGTTGATCTTGAGCAAATGAGAGATTTCTTTGAGCTCTATTCTAAGACGAAGGTGTGCTGATGAAATATTCCCCCTTCAATAGGCATTTGATGCTAGAGGAGTGTGAAGTCAATGAGGAGACTCCTATTTCGAAGGTACTGGTACCGGACGACTATAAAGCTGTTAAAGATTTTGGCACTTATAGGGTTGTGGGCAAGTCTATGGACAGCTCTCCAGTATTTGCCGTTAATTCTAGAGTTATTGTAGAAGAGTCTATGGTAAGGTCAGTAAGTTTAGGCGACAAAAAGATATTCATAATCCCAGAGAACTTTGTTGTTCTTTATGAAAATGAATGAAGAATAAAATATACCAATATGATAGAATAATAATTGGGGGATCCTTGGCATCGTTGTTATGTGGGTATTGTTATAATATTCCCGTAATCTATACGATGCCGAGGATACCTTTATTTTTTGAGACTGATGAGCGACTAGGCAGCAAGAGTCAGCTATGGAGAGAGTTGTCCGCAACCATGTCTCTGTCTGGCTTGCTCCCGATGGAAAACAAGACTCAAAGCATCCGAATTGAGGACGGCACCCTCAAAGCCTTTACAGAAGATCCGGTATACGGTCATTTCGCCTTTGATGATATCATTGTCTTTGACGACACCGAGATTCATGGCTGGGATGGGAAGATTGAAAAAGAAAAGAAGCTTATGGTGCTTGACTGGATGAACGATAGAGGGAGCTCCCCTCACGATATAGACTTCCTCGAAACTCCAGATGACTTTGTGAGAGATGTTCACTTTTATTTGTCTGATAGGATTTTCGGAAACCCACAGAAGAAGAAAGACATTCTTTCTATCTCGTGGCTAACAGAGCAGCAGATCAGGAGTGTGGAATACACCGACACTTATGCCAGGTTCAAGGTATTGGAAATGATGACGGATGCTGGAATCAAAGGAAGAAAGAACGGCATAGATAAGAAGACTGGCAGAGAAAAGAACCTCTCTATAAAGTTAGAGACAGCCAGCAGAGATGTCCTTCCTGTATTTAGAGAGCCATTCTCCGAGGAGCAGCTTTTGAGGCTATACGAGAAAGAACCCTCCCAGAACAAATATATCAGGACACTAAGAAAGTATCTGAATGGATGAGATCAAGCCAATTGGCGACACAACATACTTTACCTTAGCGGGGATCATTCCCGTCGCTGGGGAGAAGCTGGATTTTGGCTTCCCGTGGCACGACTCCTTGATGCCCATTGGAAAGGATTATCTTGCTGTAGAACGAAGTGTCTATGAGTGTGCCATGGCTGGCTGTGAGAGTATCTGGATAGTGTGCCATCGAGAGATGCAGCCCCTAATAAGACATCGGATAGGAGATTGGATTGTTGATCCGGTTTGGACAGCAGCAAACAGAAGGAAGTTTTCATTCTTTGGCGGAGGCAAGCAGCACGAAAAGACGATACCCATCTTCTATGTCCCCATCCACCCAAAGGACAGAGACAAGCGAGACTGCTTGGCTTGGAGCGTCATCTACGGTTCGATGAGAGCATTCTCCGTATCTAAGATCATAAGTAAGTGGACTGTCCCAGACAAATACTATGTTTCTTTTCCGTATGGAGTTCACAGTGTCCGAAGCCTTAGAAAACATAGGAAGGCTATATCCGACCAGAAGAAGAAGTTTTACATCTCTCACAACGGCAAGACGGTCAAGGATGGAGAGTATCTGTCTTTCACATTTGATGTGGAGGACTGGAAGAATTTCCGGAGGATAATAAGAAGCGAAGGCACCGGCATCTATGAGCCAGGATCTTATTTTGATGATGAGGAGAAGACTCTCAAGGGAGACAAGCTTCCGCCAGAGGAACGATACAGTGCCCGCCACTTCCCGCTAGAGAAAGTATTTGGGCAGCTAGACACGACAGGTCACACCATTATGGAAACAGACAGGTATTTCAACATCGGGAGTTGGGAGAACTATTGTACATATATGGCTGACGAATATTCAAAATATGTAATAAAACCAAAAATGATACTTAAATATCACGAACACAATCCTTTCGGCGAGGATACAAAAGAAGAAGTTTAGGACTACTTATTAGGACTAAGGGAGAGAAAATGAAAAAGATTATCAATGAATGGCGACAATACTTGAACGAGTCATCTCTGTCTCGTGTATACCAGCATATTGGAGAGCATGACACGGCTATACTCACGGGCTTCCGTGGAGATCCATCTGATACCTCCAGGTGTGTAGAAGGCTCAGCAGAGTATGAGGAAGAGGTAGAGGAAGTGAAGAAGGGTAGGGCGAAAAGCTCGAACATGCTTCGGAACCGAGATGTGAAGGCTTCCTTATTGGCTAGCGGCTACGGAGTTACCAAAGTGGACGGCTCTTACATCGAAGACTTTGATACACCCTCGGCAATGGAAGTGTCGGAAGATAGCTTTTTCGTAGTCAACCTCAAAGATGATCCTTCTTTCGCTTCCAGAGTTGAGGAGATTGGTAAGAAGTTCTGCCAAGACTCCGTGTTAGTAATACCAAAAGGCGGCAAGGGAGCATACTTGCTTGGCACTAACAACAGCGAATTCCCTGGGCTCGGACAACAAATATCCGTAGGGGATATAAAAATGGGCAAAGAGTCGGAATTTATGACCCGAGTCGGCAAACGTCCATTTACTTTCGCTGAAGGGCTGGAGACATATAGTGATCTCTCCAAGAACGAGCGAATGGCTGTAAAGAACATCGCCAAGAAAATTCTCTCGTAAAATCAACAACTTACAAATACTCAACAAATCTCTTGACAAGAGATTTGTGATATGATATACTCCTATAACTAACCCATTCCCAGGAGCTTTTTGATATGGAAAGAAAAGAATCAACGATTCCGTTCGTAGGATTACATGCCCACAGTGTCGCCAGTGTGTTTGATGGTCTTGGATACCCGCAAGAACACATGGACTTTGCTTATGAGAACGGTATGGATGCCCTAGCTCTAACTGATCACGGCAATATGAACGGGCTGGCATATCAAGTGCTTCATGCTAAAAAGATGAAAGAACAAGGTAAAGACTTTAAGCCAATTTTTGGTGTTGAGGCATACTTTATTCCGTCCGTATCGGAATGGCGAGATGACTATGATCGAATCAAGAAAGAGCGAGCCGAGAGCAAAAAGCGGCAATCCAAGTTGAACGATGATGTATCCGGTGCGACTGTCGAAGATGAGGAAGAGACAAAGAAGGCTATCAAGAGCATCCTGAATAGGCGACGCCACTTGATTCTATTAGCCCAGAACCAAAAAGGGCTAAATAATATTTTTCAACTAATCAGCAAGAGCTACAAGGAAGAGAATTATTATCGCTTTCCTCGCCTAGATTTTGATATGCTACAGGAACACAACGAGGGGGTCATTGCTGCCTCCGCTTGCCTAGGTGGTGTATATGCCGGAGACTTCTGGGAGAACCGAGAGGAAGGCTCTGAGGCAGTCAGAGAGGCAATGAGAAAGACAACATCGAGGATGGTGGACATCTTCGGCGACAGATGGTATGCCGAGCTCCAATGGAACAGAATTGATGAACAGCATCAGCTAAACAAACATATTATCGAGGTAGCAAAAGAGTTTGATGTGAGCCTAATTAGTACCGCTGATAGTCACTATCCAAGCCCCGATGTGTGGAAGCAGCGAGAGGTATACAAAAAGATCGGATGGCTAAAAAAAGGCGATGATGGCTCGGGAATCCCCGAGACAATCGACGAAATGGATTACCAGCTTTATCCCAAGAATGGTGATGAAATGTGGGCATCTTACAAGGGGTACTCAAAGGATTGTGGATATGAATACAATGATAATCTGGTACGCGACTCTATTGCCGAGACATATAACATTGCCCATGAGAGAATATCTAGGTTTTTACCAGATAACCAGGTACGGCTTCCAAGTTTTGTGGTCCCCGAAGGTAAAACGCCAGCAGATACTCTCATTGAGTGTTCCACTGAGGGGCTCCGAGAAGCCGGTCTTGATAAGAAAGATGTTTATGTAAATCGCCTAAACGAAGAGCTTGAGGTAATCAACACTAACGAGTTCTCTCAATACTTTCTTACGATGAAAGCAATTGCAGATATCGCCTCATCCAAGCAGCTCGTAGGTCCAGCCCGTGGTAGTGCGGCAGGCTCTCTTGTCGCTTATGTTCTGGGTATAACCCAAGTGGATCCGATAAAGTATGATCTTCTGTTCGAGCGTTTTATGACGAGGAACCAGAAGGATGTAGGCTTTCCCGACATCGACTATGATGTTTCAGATCCTTTTGAACTGAAAGAGGCTCTGATAGAAGAGTGGGGCGACGATAAAGTTGTGCCCATCTCAAACTGGAACACCCTTCAACTAAAATCTCTGATAAAAGACATCAGCAAGATGCAGGGCATTCCCTTCAAGGAAGTGAACTTAGTTACCAGTGTGATGATGAGAGAGGCAACCCCTTTGGCTAAAAAGGCGAAGGGCATGACGGCAGGCATGTATATTCCAGGCTTCGAGGAAGTGAAAGAATACAGCCCTACATTACAGGAGTTCTTTCGAAAGTATCCCGATGTAGAGACTAATGTTGATGTACTGTACGGTCAAGTGAGAAGCTGCTCTCGTCATGCTGGCGGAGTAGTTGTTGGAGACAATCTAGACCAGCATATGCCGATCATCAATAGTGGTGGTGTGAAACAGACTCCATGGAGCGAAGGGCAGAATGTCCGGCATCTAGAGCCCATGGGCTTCATTAAGTTTGATATCTTGGGACTAGCATCGCTTCGAATGATGGAGTCAGCAATCGTCCATGTTCTCAAGCGACACAAGGGTAATCCTGAACCCACTTTTGATGATGTGAAAGAATTCTACGACAAGAATCTTCACCCAACAGTTATCAACTTGGATGACCAGAATGTATACAAGAACATCTTCGGGAGAGGAAAATGGGCAGGCATCTTCCAGTTTACTGAAGACGGAGCCCAAAGGTTTTGTAAGCATGTCAAGCCAAACAACATCGTTGATCTCTCTGCTATCACGAGTATCTATCGACCTGGACCTCTCTCCGCCAAAGTGGACAAGCATTACATCCAAGCAAAGAACAATCCTGATGAGATTGAATATGCTCACGAGATTGTCGAGGAAGTAACCAAGGAGACTTACGGGTTTCTTATCTTCCAGGAGCAAATAGCATTGCTAGCCCATCGCCTTGGTCACGACATCAGTCTAGACGAAGGGAATATGCTTCGTAAGATTTTGACCAAGCGAGGCTCTGGGAAAGACAAACTCAAAGAGGATATCCACAATCGGTTCATCACGGGATGTTTAGAGAAAGACATGAGAGCAGACAAGGCTCAAAGACTATGGGATACATTTGAGTTCTTCTCAGGGTATGGATTCAACAAGTCTCATGCCTTGAGCTACAGCATCCTATCGTTTCAGTGTGCTTGGCTGCTGAACTACTATCCTTCCGAGTGGATGGCAGCATTCCTAGACAAGGAGCCAGAAGCACGAAAAGAGAAGGCTATCAACATAGCACGAAGTATGGGATTCGATATTGAGAAGCTCAATGTAAATACTAGCGGCTTCACTTGGGAAATCAACGAAGATGGCAACACACTAATCCAGCCGCTTTCGAGCATCAAGGGCTTGGGGAGTACAGCCATCAAAGAGATAATGACCCACCGACCATTCAATACGGTGGAGGATTTCCTCTTCAACGATAGGATGCTCTACTCAAAGGTAAACAAGAAGAGCATCGATGCACTTGCTCGTTCTCAGGCGATGAACGAACTTATTGACGATAGGTTTAGTGGGATGAGGCACTTCTGGATGGCGATAGCCAATGATCGTCCGAGAAAAGAGAAGAATCTTGTAGAGAACATAGAGAAGTATGTTAGTGAAGGAGACTTCACCCCAGAGGAGAAGCTTGACTACCTTATCGACTTGACTGGGTTATTCCCATTCGAGCTTGTTATGACCAAGGAAGTAGAGCGACGATTGGAAGAGGTTGCTGTCCCTCCCATCAGCGAGTATGATCCGGGGCTAGGAATTGTGTGGTTTATTCCCAGGAAAGTAGTGGAGAAAAAGACGAAGCACGGCAAGGATTGGTGGCTCATAGAAGCCATAGACAAGAACAGCACTGTGACAGCAATAAAGTGCTGGGGAGTCAGGAAGGGCTCTGACAGTGTACAGCTAAACCGCCCCTACATGGCACGACTAGATCACGATCCGGTATGGGGATTTAGCACAAGAAGCATCAGGCATTCTTTTAGAATGCTAGGGTAAAAAAACATTAATATTGTTTCTCTCCCGTATTTTATACTTGAGAGATAAAAGGAGTAAATTATGAAAAAAATTATAGTAGCAGGCATTTTGTCCTTGACAGGATGTATCGAAGATGATAGAGTAAGATGTACCGACTTGGACGGTGGATTGCCCGATGCTGGAGCCGCCAGCGACGCTGGTTGTGTAGATGAAGAAATCATCGCATTTCCAGATATGGTAGTCCACATGGAGCGATAGGAGAAAGAAAATGATTAGAATGGAATTAGTAAGCGACCCGAACAACTATGAGGATAAATTTGTCCGGGTAGAAGTTGATAATGAAGTTTCCGTATACCGACAGATCGAGTTTGAGCTTGATGTCGAAGGCAGCAAGAAGATTGTCGTGCCTCGCCAAACACCCTTCTATCAAGTAAAGGATTAGGGGAAAAAATGATACTAGAATATGTAAGAGTAAGAGAAGATGCTTTGCCCCCCGAACGGGCAAACCCGAGTGATGCAGGGCTCGATTTGTTTTTCAATCCAGAAAACAAAGAGTCGATTTCAATCGAGCCCGGTCAAAGCAAGCTGTTTCAGACAGGCTACAAGTTTGGTATTCCTCACGGATACTGCTTGGAGGTGAAGAACCGCTCTGGCAATGCTTCCAAGAAGAATCTGCTGGTCGGAGCCTGTGTTATCGACCCAGGCTACGATGGCGAAGTCTTTGTCAACCTACACAATGTTGGCACAGAACAGAGGCAAATCAGCCCAGGTGATAAAATTGCCCAGGTGGTGATGTATCCGATTGTCCACTTCAAGGCATTCGAGAAGCATGACCAAGATTTGTATAACTACTATCCAATAGCGATGAGTGATCGTAAGGATGGCGCACTTGGGAGCACCGACAACAAGAAGCAGGATCTGCTTTCGAAGCTTCCTGTGTATGCTGATATGTGCTTCGACTTCGAAGGGGAGCGGTCTTGAGCGACAAAAAACATTATGATGGCATCTTTTTGATAATAATAGCATCATTAGCAGGCTTCATTATCACAGCCCTCCTTTTTTCAGCTTTCACGGCTCCAATGGGGCTTGAGCGAATGTGTGAGGAGTTCAATGATGCCGGAGAATGATTGGCTGGGAGTAGACTTTCTACTCTTAGCAGCGGAGACACTGATGCCCTGGGCATTTGTTGGAATCTTCATATGGACTATAGCCAAATATTATAGAAAATAATAGTCACAAGAAAAGGGATAGAAAATGGATAAGAATACAAAAAAGGTTATGTTTAGCAGTAAAGATATGAGTTGGGAAACTCCTCAAAAGTTGTTCGATAAGCTAGACGAGGAGTTCAGCTTTGATTTGGATCCCTGTGCCTCCAACGACAATGCTAAATGTAAGAACTTCTTTACGGAGGACGACGACGGACTAGCACAGTCTTGGGGACCGAACAAGTCAATATTTGTCAACCCACCATATGGCAAGGCGATAAAGAGCTGGGTAAAAAAGGCTTACGACGAGAGTCGAAAAGAAAAAACTACTGTCGTAATGCTAATACCTTCTCGAACTGATACATCGTATTGGCACGAGTATTGTATGAAAGCCGCCGAGATCTACTTCATAAAAGGGCGAATCAAATTTAGCGATAGCAGTATGTCAGCCCCATTTCCGTCTGCAGTTGTTGTTTTTCGGGACCACTGGAAGCAACAAAACCCGCTGATGGGAGCGATCACCAGGTAAAAATACTACTTATTTATGGTGTCTAGAGTTTTTACCCTCCCCATCGTGTTATTAGCAGCCATATTTTTCCTGGGTGCTGGGTGTGTATCTCTTGGCGAAGATGTTAAAGTTCGACCTGCTTCCTGTGAGGAAAAGAGCGAGATAACGAGGATACCAGGATGGGATATGTCCTATCAGATAGAACCATCCTGTAGCCTCCCGGATCCAGCCGACACATCGCTAGCATTACATGTTTTCTACATGGAGTGGTATAAAAGATTCGGAGATAAGTCGAACATCGTGCTCAAGAACTTGAACAGGATGACTATTGAGTGGCGACTAGAAAAGATGGTATTCAACAATGGCTACCGGATGGACGGCACTTTCATAGAGCAAGGGACAGCAATTGGACTTACATTAGATAAAGATTATGTCGTTGTTTATTTAGGTCCAGGAGAAAAAGTACCAGACACATCTCTGATTCACGAACTTGTCCATGCCTCGATAAGGGTTCTCTCTCCAGATAATCGAGGAGACCCAGACCACGAAGGTGGCATATACCCTGGATGGACAGAAAACCATACACGACTCATAAAAGAAGCAAACGAAATTTTAAAATTGATGGATTTAAGAAATGCCGAAAAAGATAAAAAAGACTACGAAGTCTTCCAAACGAGCGAAAAAAGACCTACAACAAAAAATGAACATGTTCGATAGATTACCAGACGAGTGTAGTGCTTGTTTGAAATCGTTCGACAAAAAAGACAAGGAGATGGTGAAGTCCTGGCATGTAGTGGTAAAGAATGACGAGAATGTGGTCAGGCTTTATTGTACAAGTTGCTGGAAGGCAGCCACCTCGGTTGTTGAAGATTTCGAATCGGGCATAAAGTGATCATCGGGTTCGAGGACGAAGACACCACTTATGCTAAGCTACTTACCAAGCTTAAGCATGAGGGCATCACAAAGAGACAGTTTTTCAGAGGAGTTGTATCTTCTTTCCTGGAAGATGACCCGAAGTTTGCCGACTACATAATAGAGTTCAAAAAAAAGAAGCATCTTTTTGTAAAAAGTAAGCAGAAAATACTTGACAAAGAGAAACAAATATCCGATAATACAAAGAGAAAGTTTAGACTATCAGAAGATGAGATAGAAGGCTTGTTCGACATGTTTGAAGAGGAAATGGACATATGAAGGACTGCGCTAAGAAATGCTACACATCGGGCGACATGTGTCTGAAAGAGGATTGTAGGCTGTGGATAGAGCACAAAGAGGATAACAACTGTGTAGCGATATCCATAGAGAAGAACGGAGAAATGACTCTCCACCAGATTTCTGAAAGGCTGGGAGTTAGTTATGTGAGAGTGAAGCAAATACAAGATAAGGCACTAAACAAGCTTAATAAAAGATTGCTTGTTATAGAGTGATAAAAAGGGATTTTTGCCTTTCTGAACACTATTTATAGATGATTTAAAGTTTCTTTATCGCCACAAAGGCGAATTAATATTCATAGGGAGAGAGAGTTATGTCTAAGAAAACGTTGCTAGAAGAAGGTTCAGTCCGTCATTTTATGAAACTGGCTAGCCTACAACCACTAGCTGAAGAGTTCGTATCGGATTTGTACAAGGAAGAAGTAGTCGAAGAGGCTGCTGACGAAACAGAGGAAGTCGCCGAAGCAGTTGAAGCTGATACGGCAGAAGTTGTTGACGAAGATGTGACCGAAGAAGTCGTTAGTGAAGAAGAGCCAGCCCCTGAGATGGACATGGAAGCAGAAGAGCCAGCCCCTGAGATGGACATGGAAGCAGAAGAGCTCTCCATCACTCCAGAAGAGGCTGAAATTCTTGTGAAGCTCGGGCAAAAGATTGCTGCCGCCGGCACCGAAGAGGCTCCTGCCGAAGACGAGATGGAAATGGATTCCGAGCTAGAGGCACCCGCTGACGACATGGGCGGAGAAGAGATGGAAATGGCTTCCGAGGAAGAGGAAGAAGCTCCTGCCATGAGAGATATGTATGAGAACCTAGATGACTTGGTAGCCGAGGTTAGCAAGCGAGTAAAAGAACGACTAGCCGCTAAACAATAAGCTATACATCTAGAAGAAGATGGAAAAAACCACCTGCATCCCTTTGAGCAGGTGGTTTTTTTGCTTGACAAGCTTGAAAAGAAGTTTTATAATCTTTCTGAACTATTTATTTTGAATATGGGAAGTTATTTATCATGGTCGAGTTTTCTAGAAAGTTATGGTACAAGACAGTGCTACACACCCTACAGAAGAAATATGATCGGCAGTGGAACAGATGTCTTAAACTGAGAGGCTCCGGTCAGATCGGCAAGATGGCAACTGAATTTTTGAAAAGCGAGGAAATACGGACCAGAATTGAGTCCGAAAGGAAGAAGATGAAATGAAGAAAGAATCTAAGCTATTGTTGGAATTTATCGACGAAGAGATGGAGGCAATCGCCCCTTCAAAGGCTCGCCTTTTGAGAGAGGCTACTGAGGGCATGGGACTACACGATCTAGCGAGCTCGGGGCAGACCAAAGCATCGGCAGATGGATATGATTGTAGGCAGGATAAAGTAAACAGAGGAGACATCGTTGAGGGCATTGTGGCTGCAGCCATCGCTGCTTCTTTTTATAACAAAGGTGAGCCAGTTAAGGCAGGGCAGATCTTCTGGTGGCTCAAAGAAGGGGCAGGAGTTTTCGAGCTTCCAGGGCACCCCCACATCTCGATTGATTTCACTTCCAAGGTGGCTGGTGGTGGAGACTCTCACTTAGAAGATGTTAGATTTGTCCCGTGCCTAATCGGAGAATACGAGGGGGCACTAAGTTATGTGAACGATTATGCTGCTGGCATAGTTAAAGAGACAATAGAAGGGATTAATCGAGCTAAGAGTAAGTCGCCCCATACGATTTATATCGGAGCGGACGGAACTTCTGACCAAAAAGGGTCAAAGGCTGATGTAAAAGTGCTTCTGGATGATGAGCCTATAGCTGGCTTGAAGCCTCTGAGCCTGAAAGTAAAGGGTGGCGAGCAATTTTTTCAAGTGGCAGTCACCAATCCTGTTGCCGGCATTGACAAAATGTTTAACGATACCCTAAAGCTAGGTATTAGTGTTCCAGGCTTCAAAAAATACTATGACAATGAGCCAGGCTGGAAAACTCAATATTCTGCTAGAATTTCCCAGGAAAATGCTGAGAAAGATCCTAGGATGAAACGTTTTCTAGAGAAAGCAATCTCCGAGTATAAGAATGTTTATAAAAAAGCAGAAGAAGAGCTCAGCCAGCTTCTGAAGGTTCCAGAGTACATAAAAACGACATTAGCTAGTGCGATTGTAGAGGGAATGGTTGGAAAAGAGGACATAGTTATGCTAAAGATTGATAACCGAGCGGGACGATACTTTGTGAGGAATAGGGAGGCGATATCTAAGCTGGCTGAAAAAGATGTTTTCGACTTTAAAACTGAGCTTGTCGGTGAAAAAGGCTGGCCAGAGATAAAGGTTAATGTCGTCAACAAAACGACAGGCAAAGAGTATGAACTTCTCAAGATCAGACCCAGAGCAGACAGTGCTAAGAGCAGTTCAGGCAAATATTCTCCTTGGTTCCGACATCTAATGTCAACGGGATCTGGATTTTTCGATTTCGACGAAGATGTTGAAAGGCAAATTTCCGCTTCCTGACGAAAAATAATCCTTGACTTTCTAAATAATACGGTTATAATACTAAGAGAGATTTTTCTTTTCTCGGAGGATACATGAAAAATTATGATGACGGCAGCTCTTTATCACAAAAAATTCTAGACGGAGTTAACAAGTTGGCGGACAATGTTGCCGCCACAATGGGACCAAGGGGCAGGAATGTTGTTATCCAGCCTAAGAATGGAAATCCGATCATAACCAAAGACGGGGTAACAGTAGCACGGTTCATAGACTTTACTGACCCATTCGAAAATGTCGGTGCCCAAGTAATCAAACAGGCAAGCGAAGAGACGAACACCAGTGCTGGTGACGGCACCACCACAGCCATCGTCCTCTCTCGGGCAATCTTCATTGAGGCACAGAAATACATCGCTGCTGGAGCATCTCCAGTTGAGCTCAAACGAGGCATCGACAAGGCATCAGCCGTTATCGTAAATAACCTCCGAGCCAGTGCCAAGAGGGTGACGAAGCTGGACGACATTGAAGACATCGCCACCATCTCGGCTAACGGTGATCGGACAATAGGAAAGCTCATCTCCACAGCCATCGACATGATCGGCAAAGACGGTTCAATAACCATCGAGGACGGCAAGTCGCTAGAGACTAGCCTAGATGTAGTTGAGGGCTTTCGCTTCGACAGCGGCTATGCCGCCAGTGCCTTTATCACTGATGAGCGGAGAGGAGTTCTAAAATATAACGATCCTCTCTTCCTAATCACAGACGAAAAGATTGAGTTCGTGGAAGACATCCTCCCAGCACTAGAACTGGCGGCACGAGATGGTCGCCCCATCGTCGTCGTAGCAGAAGAGATTGAGGGTCAAGCTTTAGCGGCAATGATTATGAATACGGTGAGGGGAACGATGAAGGTCGCCGCCATCAAGGCACCTCGCTACGGAGACGAGCGAAGGAACATCCTCCAAGACTTGGCTACCAGTGTCGGTGCCACTTTTGTAACCAGGGAGTCAGGGCTCAGTCTTCGTGATATCAAATTGACTCACCTCGGAAACGCTAAAACGATTGAGGCATCAAAAATAGCCACAACCATCGTTGGCGGCAACGGGGATACTGCCCAGGTAGAACAAAGGATTGAATCTCTTAAATCACTCTTTGAGCAGACAGACAACATGCAGGCTTGTGAGAGGATCCAAGAGAGGATTACTAGATTGGCTAGCGGCATTGCTATCATTAGTGTGGGGGGCAACACTGAAATAGAGATGACGGAAAAGAAGCATCGCATCGAAGATGCTCTTGAGGCAGTGAAGTCAGCTCAGCAAGAGGGGATGGTATGTGGCGGAGGCATGGCACTCCTGTCGGCAGCCCGAGGTGTGGAGATACAGGCAGATAACTCTGACCAGGAATATGGTGCTCAGATTGTGCTCAAGGCGATTCAGGAGCCCTTGCGGCAAATGGCGGCTAATGCCGGCAAGAAGCCAGATGTCTTGTTAGATGGAGCTCTAGGGCTTGACGAGGGCTATGGCTTCGATATGTCAACAGGTAATACGGTGGATCTGCTGGGTAGCGGGATCATAGATCCAGCAAAAGTAACCAGGTGTGCTCTTCAGAATGCTGTATCGGCAATAGGGACACTTATTACTACGAGTCACGCCATTATCGAGGACTAGCATACTATTTATGGTATCTAGCCAAGAGGATTTTCCATGTCGCCCACGGACTCTGACGAAACAGTAAAACAACTAGTTGAGCTTAATTCTAAGCTGGATATGCTAGAGATGAAAATTGACGAAGTAAAAGAAAGGCAAGAAGGCATGGCTGAAGACATGGCGAAAGTCCGAGAATCGGTATACCACCCCGATCAAGGATTGTATGCTCGACTTAGAGAGCTGGAGGCTTGGCAGAAGACATCCTCCAAGATCATTTGGATGGTTGTATCGACAATGATAGGTATTGTTGCATACACCATCACAAAAACCCTAGGCTAAACAAAAAACACTTGACTTATTTATATTAAGGTGCTATGATTATGACTAGCATTGGACAAGTATGGAGGTATTTGTGAGCGAAGTAAAGATTTCTTTCCGAACATCCCTTAAGGATTTACCGGGAGATATAAAATTATTGATTTCCGACATAGCTAATAACTTACAGTTGGAAGCCAACAACAGCAGAGCGGCTTCTGACTCTCTATCTCAAGGTAGATGTAGTCGAACCATCTCATCTCTGGAGGATATGAAGAAAGACATGAAAAAGATAGAATCCAGAATAGAGGACTGTATTTCTATTTTACGGCAATACGAGAGTTATATGACACTTGACACCTCAGAGGCAGAGCCCGATGAAGAGCGGTGATCTAGTTCATGTACCGTCAAATGTCCTTCTTCTTTCTGATGCCGAAGGTGGTTCGTTTAAGTTTACCACCGAGCCCACATTGGGAATCGTGACTCGGGAAAGCCTTAGTGACGGAAAGTATTATAAGATTTATTGCCTAGGAAGGGAGTGGACGATTCGCCAAGAGTGTGCCTACCCTTTTAGCAAGAAGGAGACGAGATGTTAATTGAGCTTGTAGAAGTAGTGGACAGAGGAAAGGGAGTCTACGAAATAAAAGAGGTCTTTGTAAATCCAGATAGCATAGTGAGTGTCAAGAGGGATGACAATACCAAGAGGCTCCTAGATGAAGGTAAGCTTCCGTGGGATCTCCACAAGCAGCAATCATTTTCTAGGATCGTGCTTGGAGCTACGGCAGAAGAGACTCTGGTAGTAGTGGGAACCCCAGCACAGGTTATGGAAAAGTGTTATGTTGCAACCTCTCGCCTCTTGAAAGGATAGAAAATGTTTTCATTCTACCATCTGTTTATAAAAGTGGATTGCCCATACTGCCGAGAAGCCATAGAGCTGCTGGAAGAACATCAAGAAAGCTATGTGGTATCTGTTGTCGATAAGTGCCAGGGATATCTCAACATGGTGAAAAAGCAATTCGGACACGAGACAGTTCCTGTCATCTTATATTGTAAGAGCGACGGAGCAATGGACTTAGTTGGCGGTGCCCGAGAACTCATTGAATTTCTTGAGACACAGAAAAAATAGGAGCAGCTATGGAAATCCCCTGTAAATGGAAACCAATCGAGGAGTTCTCATTTAGGAACGAAGAGAAGAAATACGGTAGGTATCACGGCTCTATGTTTTGGAACGTCAAAGGATTCGGCTTAAAGCGCTGGGTTGTCGGAGGATACCTAGAGGTTGATTATGAGGAGCTAAAGGCAGATGGGCTTACAGAGAGAGAAATAGTCGAGGGATGCTTGGTATACTTGAATAGGCCACCACCAAGACAAAAGTTCCAGAGGAAAGAAGGCAAGCCACTTTATGGGTGCCTAGAATACTACAAGCATAAGATCACACCAGCCGGCATTGAAGTTCTGGTGATCACAAACGAAAGAAAGAATAAGCGTTTTTGGTCAGAAGGTGCCGTAGTTTCATAGAGAACAGAAATATTGAGAAATAGCTTGACAGATTAGAGGCAATATGTTATGATCTAATCTGCTTGGACTTGTAGCTCAGCGGTAGAGCGACCCGCTCATAACGGGTTGGTCGTAGGTTCAAATCCTACCGGGTCCACCACTTGACAGCCACTCTGTGGTGTTTATATTATATCTGTGTCGCCTTCTAGGGGCACACTAACTAAGTCATAAGCTTGCTTATAAAGGAGAACAGATGACTAAACTAACTAGAAACCATTACTTTCCGTCCATCATGGGGCAATCGGTGCTGGACTCGATCTTCGAACAGTTGATCGTTCGCTCGCCAGATTGGTCCGGCGAGGTCACCAAGAAATCCACAGAAGGATATCCTCTTACGGACATCTACAAGGACGAGGAAAACAATCAGGTAATCGAGGTAGCTCTCGCTGGCTTCTCCAGGGAAGACTTGAAGGTGGAAGTGAGGGATAACTACATTACGATTTCTTGTGAATCCATCTCAAAAGGAGATACAACCTCACGACGAATTGCTAGGAGGTCTTTCTCGAAGTCGTTCGTTGATTATGAGAATCAGCTTGATTTGAATAAGTCCGACGCATCCTTCGAGAATGGATTACTGAGGGTTACTATCCCCCCTACCGAAGAGGCGAAACCAACTGTTATTTCGATTGGGTAAAATTTGGTATGTATAGAAAAACACACTTCGGTGTGTTTTTTCTTTTTTAGCTTTTTAGGAACTAGTTATTTTAGGGAGAGTAAGCGGAAACAGTGCCTGAAACGAACAAAAATGCCTGAAAACGAACATAGCAAGCTCTACGTGAAGACGGGATGCCTAGTATGCTTAAATAAATCGTATGCGTGTTCGTATTGTGACGGTGTTGGTAGTGTTTTTGTTGAAGCATCAGATAAAACTGTCTCAAAATGGCTCAGTCAGTTGACAGATGACAGAAGGCAAGATATAATAAATATGGCAGCAATAAAGGAAGGCGATTAGCAAAAAAAGGTGAATCTATGATAATCAGAAAGATATGGATGTTTCTTATAACGATGATGGCACTTACGAGTGCATGTAATTGTGACGATGACCTTCTCTCTTTTTCATGTCCAGAGCCTATTCCGTGCCTAAATCTTTCTGACGGTGGTATATATGTTTTCGATGACGACATCATTTCCCGAGCAAAGGGTGAGTGCGAACTCGGCAATACCACCTGTGATGCCCTAAACCGACAAATCTGCGTCAACGAGATAAAGCCCGTTGATGAAGTGTGTGACGGTCTGGATAACGACTGTGACGGCACCATAGACAATGGGCTATCCACTGATGCCGACGGTGATTTGTTCAATGACTATTGGTCATGCCTAAAACCTGTTGATTGTGACGACAGCGACCCATACATCCACCCGAATGCCTCTGAGACTTGTGATGGCATTGACAATGACTGCAACGGTGAGATAGACGAGCTTGGTCCTTATGAGTGCTGGACTGGCGAATCTGACTCCGTTTTCGAAGGAACCCCATGCCAGACTGGGATAGTTTCATGTGTCGCTGGAGCCTGGACCGGATGTGAAGAACAGGTGTTACCAGCACACGAATTGTGTGATCTTGTTGATAATGATTGTGACGGGGAAGTAGACGAAGACTCTTGGCTAGAGGGATTTCCTTGCGGTCCAGACACTACTGTCGGGCAATGCTCTTACGGCAGAAATTCGTGTGTTGACGGAGAGCTCCTCTGTATTGATGCCCAGTATTCCCAGAACGAAGTATGTGATGATATCGACAATGATTGTGACGGCATCATTGATAACGATTTGGAAAGACTCTGTGAGTCTGAGTGTGGAATGGGCATAGAGTTCTGCTCCTATGGCTCTTGGGGCGGCTGTACGGCACCATCACCAGGGATAGAATATTGTGATGGTGTTGATAATGACTGTGACGGAGAGGTGGACGAGAACTGTCCCTGTGTAGAGGGTGATGCCCAGACATGTCAAGAGGATCCTATGATGGATCAATACACGGGTGTTATGATGAGTTGCGGCATCGGAATCCAAGTATGTGACAACTTCGGAGTGTGGGGAGAGTGCTTTTGGTTTGGTCCATCTGTCGAGGTATGTAACAATTGGGATGACGACTGTGACAACATCATAGACGGAATGGAAGTCATATGTGGTGTCCAGCCAGAGGAGAATATGGGAGTTGGAGAGTGCAAAGCCGGAGTTACTATTTGTACAGCCGGTGAGTTTGGCGAATGTGTTGGAGAGATAGTGCCAACAGAGGAAGTGTGTGATGGCTTAGACAACGACTGTGACGGAGAAGTAGACGAAGATCTAAATATCCACGACAGAGTAGATATGGTATTCGCCATTGATATTTCCGGCTCTATGACTTCATACATTATTGCTCTCGCCCAGGGCATCTCGAACTATGTAGCAGACTTCGAAGACACAGAGCATCGCTTCGCTCTTGTTCTATTTCCAGACTATCCAGACGGCTTGGGCGGAAATGGGGATCCCTACATTGTTGCAACGGCGCCCCCTCTGGTTGATGTAAATACCTTCCTTAATACACTGACATCTATAAGTGCCCAAGGTGGAGGGTACGAACCATCCATAGATGTGATGTATGACCTGGCGGATCCCACCGACCCTGCTGGTATCGGCTGGAGAGAAGATGCCTACCCTTACATAATCTTGATCAGTGACGAGCCGGCACAGAGCTGGTCCTCACTCCAAGCATCTTCGGTGTATCCGAGTGCTCACAACTGCCAGATTGGTTCTTGTGAGCCCGGCGACGAGATAGAGACATTTATCATAAACAAGACACAGTTCTTTTTCGGCTTCCATGAGATAATTTATGGAGATCCAGACAGATATTATGAAATTTCCCCACCTGACGGAAATCGCTATACCGAAGTCCTAAACGACATATTCGCCAATATCTGTTTATACGAAGCAGATGGTGGTGCATGACTCTCGAAGGAGGCACTACTTACTGGTATGATGACGGACTTTAAAGATTCGAACATGCGACAGAAAAAAGTGCTTGACTTTCATGCGGGAGATCTGGTATACTTAAAAAGTGATCTCTCTCTGAGATCGGGAGTTGGGTTGATTTTATCAACAGAATTCAGGAGTTTTGATATACACGACTTGAGAGATCATAAGGCAGGAAAGTCGTTTTCTGTGCTGCTACCAAAGGTGTATGTTTGGTGGACCCAAGGAGATAAGAAGCTTTGGATGGACGAGCAAGATCTTTGCTTGTTAGAAAAGAGCTGAGCGGAGATAAGATGATAGTTTCTAATATTTTACTCATGTTTTTCATTAGCTCTGGCGATGTCAGTGCTACCAATTTTTCTATGAAAGTTAGGGGGTATGAAAACGGAGAGCCTAAGCCTCTCTATGTATCTTCCATCCTACAGAAGAGAAAGGCGAAGACACTCCTTCTGTCACGAGATGCTTCTGATAATTTTAGAGAGATGGTTGTACAGGCAGCGAAGGATGGATTCCACCTAGATGTACTCAGTGCCTTCCGTACCCACGGCGAACAGCATCGGATGAAGAGGCAGAGAGGTGATTTAGCAGCTCCGCCCGGCTGGAGCAATCACCAAATGGGACTGTCCATCGATGTGGGCGGCACAACTAGAATCATGCAAGGGAAGAGATATAGGACAATCTTGTATTGGTGGATGAAGCGAAATGCCAAGCGGTATGGATTCTACAATGATGTGGAAGCGGAACCATGGCACTGGACATTCTACGGAGATAATCCGCCACCCCCCAAAAAGAAGGTGAGAGAATCACCAAAGGAGAAAAGTGATAATGTCTGAAGAAAAACAAGAAGAAACAAACAAAGAGAAGGAAGAACAAGTTCCCAGCCCTGATAGGTACGGTCTTTTGTGTATCCTAGCTTTCGCAATGCTTATTTCGTCCTTATTTACGGCAAGCACATTCATGGTTAAGGTGTGCCTAATCTGGATGTTCGTTCTTCGTAGCTATGGACTTTTGGTCAAGAAAATGAATAGAGAGTGGTTAGCAGTTATTTTATATGGTTCGTGCTATGTATATTATGCTACTCAGGTTTATCCCACTGGGATACTATAAAAGAAAAGGAGCGAGAAAATGTCTAACAAACAAAGCCGAATTTCACCGGCACAACAACTGGCACAGGCGATGAGAGAAAACGGCAATGTGCATGTTATACCCACCAAGGCGGCAAAAATCGTAAAAGAAATGGAAAAGCAAATTGAGAATTTATTTGCCGAACTGGTCAAATCTAAATCGGAGGTGTCCAAGTTAAGTGATCTCGTGGAATACCAGAGAGATCGCATTCGAGCCTTGGAAGAGGCTAACCAGTCGAAAAATAAGACGGAAACACCTAAAGTGAGTAAAAACAGTGACTTGGCGAAACCAAAGAAATCGAGGGCAAAAAAGCCCAAGAAAACCAGCCGAGTAAAAAAATCCTCACAAAAGACTTGACATGATCTCTGCTTTGTGTAATAATATGTAAATCAGCATTACTCACAAAGGAGCAACAAGAATGGTTTCCGTTAAGATTTATCAGAAAAGCAAAGATGGGCTCAGTGTACCAACCGTGACGAAAGAATTTACAATGGATTCTTTCGAAAAGAAGACTATAATGGATATTATCTCCCTTTACGATCCAGATGAGTACATGGTTGTCGCGACCTACGGTAAGATTTCGCCCCGAGGCAAAAACTGGGTTCGTCTTTCTTCTGCTTTCGATGAGATACATATAAAATACGGCAATACTGATATGACAGATCATCTTATCGGAAAGGCATAAGAAGTGGTTACGAAACAGAGGAAGCCAAGAAGATGTTCCTACTGTCGAGAGGAAGGTCACGACAGAAGGACATGTGCCCCTCTTAGGCGAGATAAGTCTAAGGCAGCCGAGGTAAACAGAAGGTTTATTGATCTTGTGGTAGACGACATGGTAGAGCGAGGGATCGGTCCAGGTGCTCTTATCGAGTTTACTATCCCAAATAAGGAGACTGCAGATAGAGAGCCCACACCACTGGCGATGGTTACTGGTCTTCATTGGGAACAGCTCTTTTATAGAAAGCCAGGTCGGCGATGGGTATCAATAAAGATGATGAACGGAGTGACCGTCTATCACATCGGGAACACTATCCGGAGAGTTAAATTCCCCCAACATGAGCTTGATAGAACTTACGATAGCAAGAAGGGGACATATATTTATTCTGAAGTTTTGAGACCACATCGCACACGGTCACCCGACCGAGCCGCTGACTATAGTTCATACCCGCTCCTTTCATCTGGCGAGTGGAATGTAATCTCCCCAGTGACCATTAACAAGGAGGCTCTAGTTCAGAGCCAACCTCTTGGTTTCTATCTTGGGTGGAATGGGATTGATGACTATTTTTTGGATTTAAATATTGAGAGTTGCCATCAAGGCAGTTACTACTTAGAGAAAAGAAGAAAAAGACTTTAGCCGCCAGTGTTTTTAGGTTGGCTTACTTATAAGATTAAAAGAGAAGAGGAAAAGCTATTATGGCATCAGTAGATTTTAAAACGTTTCTTTCAGCAGCCCCCGTCGTCCTTGGGGCTCGATACCCTGTTATCCTTCGAGGTCGCCACGGCATCGGCAAGTCAGAAATAGTCTACCAGATTGAGGAAATGCTGGGATACACTGATGGTGTTATCGAGAGACGAGCATCACAGATGACGGAGGGTGATTTGATTGGCTTGCCGTCAATCTCCTCAGATTCTTCATCAACCCGATGGAATCCACCAGATTGGTTCACGGAAGCATGTTCCCGTGGAGTGCTGCTCTTTCTAGACGAGATAGACAGAGCAATCCCAGAAGTGAGGCAGGGAATTTTCGAGCTCACCGATAGTCGGAAGATCAATGGGTACTCTCTACACGAGAATACTGTCATCGTTGCAGCCGTCAATGGCGGAGAGCACGGTTCGGAGTATCAAGTGGGAGAGATGGATCCAGCAGAACTGGATCGATACACTGTTTTTGATGTGGAGCCCACAGTCGAAGATTGGCTAACATGGTCGAAGGGGGAAGTTTCGGAAGTGGTATGGGATTTCATCAACCAGAATCGAAGCCATCTTGAGCACCTGGATAACTTCGAGCCGAACAAAGTATACCCCAGCCGACGATCCTGGGTCCGGCTCGACAAGACACTCAAGACATGTCCAGACCAGCTAGCTCAGATGCACGAGCCTCTACTCTTCACTCTCTCTCAGGGTTTCGTCGGCTTCGAAGCTGCAATCGCTCTCAGAGATTTCGCCATCAATTATGGCAAACAGGTTACTGTTGAGGATGTTATCCATGAAGGCAATGTTTCGATGACGAAAGACTTCGACATCAATGAGCATGGTGCCTTGATTGAGAAGATGGAAGCTTCTGGAATATTCAACACTCTCTTGTCTGAAAGCAATCTCTCGAATCTCGCTGGATATTTTGTATCGGTCCCAGGCGAAATGGCAATGAAGCTGTTTAGCATCATAGGAAAGTCTCCATTGAGAGAGAATATTCTCAGCTTTCACGGCACAGAAGTGGAAGGAAAGCGGATCGGCGATCATGTTGTGTCCTTGGTCTCGAATATGGCAGATCAGGAAGCCGTAGAGCAGCCGTAAGTGCTTGATTAATAAGGGACAAAAAAACACTAAAAAAGAGCTTGACAGAGTTGATCTCCTGTGATATGGTATTATATTCACAGGCAAAGAAGGAGCACTAATATGCCATATAAGAGCAAATACAGCAAGAACATCAATAAGTTAGTAAAATGGGCGAAAGAAGTCAAGCAGATCACTGTTGTTTTTGCCACAGGTCAGGTAGATAGATACATGCCAGAAGATAGGCTAATCATAATCAACGAAACTCAGAACGGTGAAAATCAGCTCTACACTCTCCTGCACGAAGTGGGTCACTCAATGAATAGAGAGACCGGTAATCTCGCCTATCGCTATGGCAAATATAAACTGTTAGCTAAATCAGATGAGACAGGCAAGCCCATCAAGTCATATGCCTACAGAGTCCAACTTCTTGATGAGGAGATGCAGGCATGGAAGAACGGCAAAGAAATTGCCGAAGGTCTTGGAATGAAGCTAGATGAACGGGCATACGAGAACTGTGCCGCCAAGTGTATTATGTCGTATATCGACTGGGCTGCCGAAAGAGAGTGGAATGCGCCGGCATGATTTCCATCCAGGAGATCTGATCGAGGACCGGAAAACCGGGCTAATCGGTCTTGTCTATGGAGTCCATCAGGATCCGTACAACATCACCAAGGGACGAGGATATTTCTATGTCTGGTGGATGGATAACTCCAGAGGATACAGAAAGAGCCTGGTCTCACCCACAGATAAGCGAGTGAGACAACTGGGTAAGAAGCTTAAAGAGAAGAAAGTGGTGAGGAACAATGTCGTTTGATTTGAACAAACATATATTCAGGCTCCTACAGGATGAGCCGTTTTTTGCTGCTCTTTCTCGGCGAATTGATAAGAGAGAAACTCTAGGGGTACCCACGGCTGGAATAGGAATCAACCCAGACTCCGGTCAGTTCGAGATGTTTTATAACCCCCAGTATTTCGACACCCTCACTGATCAACAGAAAGCTGGTGTCATCAAGCACGAGTTCTACCACCTTGTTTTCGAACATGTTACCGAAAGACTTCCAGAAGAGGGAATGTCTCCGATGTGGAACATTGCTACAGATCTTGCTATCAACGGATTTTTAAAGAGTGAGCTACCTCCAAAGTGCTGTATTCCAGGAGTTGACGATTTCAGCGAGATGATCCCACTCCAAACAGCGGAATGGTACTTCGAAGAGCTTAAGAAGAGGAAGGAGAAGGATCCAAGTTTTATGTCTCCTCAGTCGGGCTCAGAAGTGGGCTCCGGAAGCCCAGAGGGTCAGTTCGATAGCCACGAATCTTGGGGCAAAAGTGATTCTCAGACCAAAGAAATAGCCAAAGAGAGATTCAAAGACATGGCTAAGAAGGCTGTCGAGGAGTGTGATAAGGGGCGAGGCTGGGGCTCTCTATCTCACAGCATCAGAGAGCAGATTCGGACAAAGGTGAACTCTGCCACGATTGACTGGCGAAAGATGCTTAGATACTTCGTGAGGACATCTCAGGCATCATCTAAGAAGTCTTCTATCAAGCGAATTAACCGCCGATACCCATACATACATGCCGGCAAGAAGTCAGAGCGACAGGCAAGGATAGCTATTAGTATTGACCAGTCTGGCTCGGTAAGCGATAGCCTTCTTGAGCTTTTCTTCTCAGAGCTTGAGGCTCTCGCCAAGATTGCAGAGTTTGTAGTGGTTCCATTCGATGACTTGGTTTATACTGACGAAGTATTTGTCTGGAAAAAGGGTGAGCGCAGAGAACTGAATAGGGTTCTAAGAGGGGGAACCAATTTTGATGCCCCAACAGAGTATGTGAATCAACATAAGTTTGATGGTCATCTGATATTGACAGACATGTATGCTCCGATGCCAAAGGCTTCTAAATGCCAGAGAGCTTGGATAACGGACTCGAACGGAGCATCGATGCCTTACTTTAAGACCAAAGAGAGGGTGTTGGTACTAAAATAATACTACTTACTTATAGGGGCAAAATTTACTATAGGAGAAATATAAAATGTTATCTTTATTAAATTCAGGAAAGTCACAGTTATGACAGGCGAGTTCAGCGGATCAGTTGATGTGGGCGACGAATTTGCCAGCGATAAGATGGAAGATTTGGCTTCTCTCATTGCTGACCTCCAAACTGAAGAAGGTGGATTACCACCCCTAACGGAAGCCTCAACAATCTTACAGGACTATATGGATGCCTGGGTGATGTGGAGCCAGCAAGCAGGACAGCCAGGCTCTCGAACATATTATGAATATCTTTTTCAAGCGGTGGCAACCCGTGCCATCTTTATAACGAGGAACACACAATGAAAGGAAAGTATTATGATGACTAACGATTGGACAGAGTTCGATATTTATTTCGAGGAAGAGGAAGCAAAGAGCGAAGAAGAAAAGCAGAAGGAACTCGACGCTCTCTATGAAACTCCGCCAGAAGATATTACACTGGACAAAGAAAAGCTAATGAACATCACGAAGAGGGCTCTCGCGAAAGAGGAAAGCAAGAAGAGCTTTGTATCCCCAGAACAACAGGAAGAGGTAAACGCTCACGCCCGCCAAGTTGCTTATAATATTTTAGAATGGGTTTATTTATCCGCCGAAGCCGGCGAGTGGAGCTATAGACATGATATGACGAAGCTCCCTCGGGCATACCTGATGCCAACTGTACAAGAGGTGAAGAGGAATCTTTTAAATACCTTTGTTCGTTACTCAGATTCGGAATCCAATCGATGGATCGAAGTAAGTTGGATAAAATCAAATGAAGTGTGAGCGGAGGGGAGGAGCCATAGGCTTTGAGAAAGTTTATAACAACGATCTACTGGTCGAATGTCGTAAAGAACTTTTGGCAGTCGGTGTTAAGGTAGAGACAGAAATCATCAGAGAGAGGTATTTTGTTACATCGAGGATCGTTGGGTCCAGCCGACGCTATACCATACGAGCAATTGAGTCTGCCACTCAAAGCATATCTATTTTTGGTATGAGTGATGGGTTCTCAACAAGGAGATCGGCACTAAAATGGTTGATAGGAGACAAGCAAAAATAGGTCCGGTGATATATTGTTACTCGATACTGGCACTCGGTGCCACCTTTATTGTACTAAGAGCCATTAAGGAGCTTGGAAGATGTCAAAGAAGAAGAGAGAAATGGTAATTTATACCAGCCCCACTGAAGTGATTGTTGGACCGCTGTCCGCAGAGCTAGACTTAATAGAAAATTGCTTTACTTTGCCAGGCAGGAAGATAAAAGATTTTAAGAGAGAGATACATCCCATGAGTGATATGGGCGACATGTTCAAGAAAGCGAATGAAGCAAGGCGAGCACAAGGAGGTATCGATGAATAGTGTTACTGTGGTATTAGAACATCCAGCCTATTCAGATCTGAGCTCTGTAATACTACAAGAGCATTTTGAGCTTAGATATTTAGCACTAAGGTGCTATCACGAATTATCAAACATATATACAGAAGGACACTATAGTGTGGTTATCACTGAAGACGGCAAGCAATTTAGTCTGGATTCACATAACGACATACTTTGCCGAATGAGAGAAGAGGTGAAATGATTCAGCAATGGAGGGAATTATAAGATGGCAGGAATAGAAAATGTATAATCTTTACACATGCAACTCTGAACTAATTTTACAAGAGCTTGGCAGTTCTATTGAGGCTATCGATAGGAAACTACGATTCGACAGAGACCCAGAACTTATTGGGCAGCGAGAAGAATTGTATGATTTGAGAGAATGGGTTGAGTCGTACATGACACCTCGAAAGAGAGAGTCATCAAGTATGATCTATTATGATGCCAGATATCACAAAACCTGGCGAGCATTAAATGGGAGGAAATCAGATGAAAATTTTTGAAAAAATGATCGGTATGAAAAAGAGATGTGAGGTGGGAATATCAGTCCTTCTTCTTGCTGTTAGCCTTTTTTGTTTATTCATTTGTCTTGAGGGTGTGGCTATGATAGTCAGGCATGATGTCGCTACAGCGATAAATGTCCTTTTTCTAGGGCTATTGCTCTCGATAAATGGTGCAGCAGTGTTTTTCAATCTTACGAGGCTATCGAATGCCATCCGAGAGAGACTCAAGAGCTATGACTAGTGGTGATTGGCACCCGGCAGTTGGCGATATGGTTCAAGTAACCCTCCAGAAGATTCCAAGTGTAGGAATGATCATTGACTTACGAGGTGAAGAGATCATTGTGAAGGGTGCCTGGTGGCAAGAAGTTTTTAGGAAGGAAGAGGTGACTTACATCCACCCAGAATCTGAAAAGGGAGAAGAAGAATGTTGAAGAAATTATTTACAAAACACCCAAACGAAGTTGGCGAAACTTACTGGCAGCACTTTCGAGTGGCTTCAAAAATATCGTGGAGAAGCTTTCTTGCTTCGACGACTCAATTGATTCATGCTATTTTTCCATTCTTCAAGCCTCCTCTCGGAACGGATGTGAATTCTATGAAAAATTTCCTCCAAGAAGTATCTCCTGATACTCGAAAAAAAAATAACCTATAAGCGGGGCGACTTGGTTCAATACTGTCGGCTAACAGCCTACCCAAGAACGCCATGGGTAAAGGTGGGCATTGTGCTAGATAGCTTTGATGGAATGTATTCGGAGATCGTAGAAGTCTATTGGTTCGAAGAGCAGAACATAGAGATCATTTCATCACCATGGCTTGAAAAAACAGCCGAAGTGCCTGATATTGCTGATGAAAACATAAGTAGCTGAAAAGGTTATACTTTTTTTGGGACGAGATCTGGCTCTTGTAAGTGCCCGATATGTCTGTGTAAAAAAACTGTTATTATGTTCTTGACAGAGTGATCTCTCTGTGTTACGATGGTCCTACAACATCAAGCGAAAGGGATCACCACTATGTCACTCAAACTTACAACACTCGGATCAAACCAAACTGAGATCAAAACAAGCAAACACACTGTCCTGTTTTCATATGAAACCCCAGTAGTGGCTCATACTCACTATGGCAACGGGCATAAGCCTGTGGTGTTCATCACTAACGGAGCAAATGAGGAAGGCAAGAAGATCCGGACTCGAACCACCTACGGACACATCAATTCTTATGTGAAAGATCTGCCTTCCAACTGGGAAAGGTTCGATGTCGATCAGGAAGAACTAGAAAACATTTTGGCGAACGGATAAAGCACAATGAAACTGAAACATATGAGCGGCAAGCTTAAGGCATTAGTTATTCTAGACTTCTTCTTCTGGACTCTCTTCATTCTCGTTTTATTGATAGGAATAAAGGGACTCCACCTCTCGGGCATCCTGGGAATTGATGTGGTCTGGTGGAACTGGCTAGTGCTTCCTCCATGTGGCGGAGCAACAACAACCTTAGCGGGATTATATCTCGCGAGAAAAGAAGGGATACGATGATGAAACAGGACTTCAAAAAAAAGCTAAAAGCACACGACTGGTATTATAGCTATAGTGATGATCACAATGTGTGGGAGCGAGGAAGGCGCCAGCTTCAGAACATTGTGGCACTGTACGACAGCACCAACTGCCCTTTTGATCTTGTGGAGCTTCGAAGGTGGGCTACGGGCATGGTCATAGGTCCATTTGCTGAAGAAGGACCAGACGAGTGGTACCTTCAGCCTCGAAAGTATAAGTGTACTGCCTCTGTCAAGAAAGCAGAGCTACTTACCACCGAGAGGAACCAGGAGATCGAAGTATGGTTCGAATAAAGGACGACACCATTCCAGAGAGAATCAAAGAATGTCTGACCGTATTTGAGCGGCAAGGGAACTGGAACAGTATCAATATAGCCAAGTCGCTGCTAAGGCAACATGCCCAAAAGGGCGAATTGAGCACCAAGCAGACTGCCATGGTTGAGATATGGGAAAGGGATTATACCCTCCCAGACGACAACTGGAAAGACGAATATTCAGCTTCGGAACAAGAGAGGAAATTGTTTGAAAAGGCAGTTAGCTATTTTGATAGCACCAACTCGCTTTACTATTACAGGCAACGAATCGCCTACTGTAAAGACCGAGAGGGGTACATCCCAACCCGCCGAGACTTCAATAGGATGACCCAGAATAAGTATTTTGTTCGATGGCTGGAAGCTTCTGATGCAGAGCCCAAGTTTAGTCTGGGCGACTTGGTTGAGTCGCGCCAAGGCAGCGGCTCTCGTTGGAATCTAAGGGGGCTGCAATTTGTGATCACCAAAGTGATGGACGAGGTTGACCCTTGTAAAGGGGGAAGGTGGTATGCCGGGTATTCCATAACGGGAGAGGTGAAATACGGAAATCGGCTTTTCGAAAGCCGACGATTCACGAAGTTCAGAGAGAAAGAAGTAAAGACTTTTAGAAAGTGAGATAATATGAAGCCGATAAAGAAAAGTAAACTAAAGAAATATAAGGGAAGAATCTTAGACCTCCACAAGGTTAGCCATGCTGATGTTCCGGAGGTGCTATCTGCCTTCCTGTACAAGAGCATAGACAAAAAAAGAATGCCTGTGGAAGTCATTACGGGCAACAGCAGTGCTATGAGGGATGTTGTGAATAGTGTGGTAGACTACATGGGCTTTATGTCTATTAGACAGCCAGCTACGGACGAGGCGGGCAAGCTTGTCATTGACATAGAAGAGCTGGACTGATGGTAGTAGAAACATTCGGAATCGTTTTCTTTGTAGGCTATCTGATTCTAGCAGGCTGTGTTGCCTACTATTTGTGGTAGATATAAATCGGGGTTTTGCTGCTTGAAAGACTATTTATATATTATGAGAATAATAATTGAAGGTAACGGCTCTTTATCAAAGCAGCAGTTACAGAAAATGTCTCCCGAGGAAGTGAAGGCTTACTTCTCGTCTATAGAATCAGAGGAAGAGCCCAGGGTAGGTCCACCGCTTAAAGGCTCTCCCGACTTCAAGAACTCCGGCAAAACCGTCCCCAGCAATGAAGATGATCGTATCCGCCAAGCCGTCCAGTATGTACTCCAGGATCCATCCGTCATGGACATGATAAAGAAGCACCTTTCTGGTGTGGCTGGAGCATCCCCCTTGGAACCAACGAAGCCAGGCAGGAAGAAGCCTGCTAGCGAGTAAGAGCTATGAAGCTATTGTTTGAGAACTGGCGAAGCCACCTAGAAGAAGGAATAAGCGATATCGTCTATCACGGCACCAGCCTAGGTAGACTATCGGATATCGCCAAAGGCAACCGACTTATGACATCTGGTGTCTTCGGTGCTGATGCTGAAGAGATCATCGGCAAGGGAAAGTTCTACTTTCTCTCTACGGCACGGTCCCCATCAGCCTTCAAGCATGGATATCCTTTGGTCAAGGACGGCAAAACTCGTATCACTCTAGACGGCAAGAAGATCGGACAGAAGTATTCGGGTGGACCAATAGATTACTGGCGGGATCGAACTAAAGGCGGCAAGTCAGAGATGGAAGATAGGATCATAACAGACGATCCTTGGATAGAGAATGCTGCTGATTACATTACAGAGATAGTCGTCTACCTTCCGATCCTCAGAGGAAAGGCAACTGATTCAGACAGCATCCTAGGATCAATTGCATCGGACAAGCCGACAAAATATGAATACATTCCCAACCGAGATATTGGATTTGCCGATATCAAAGCTCTAAAAGAGGTAAGCGATTTTGCTCAATCCCACGGGATCCCTCTAAAGATAATACCGACAGAAGAAAAAGAAAGTGAGTTCTATATGAACAACCAGCCCTCAGCAGTATCCCACGACGAATTCGATAAAATGAGAAAAGAGTTAGACATAGACCCAGAGGAAAAAACACATCGTGGGAAGGAGCGAGATGCCTTCCACATAAAGCTAAGGAATGCGTCATCCTATTCTCTTCTTCCTCCACTAATGGAACTGACCAAGATGCTGGATGCCGGCAACTTTAACTCATCCTCATCCGAGAAATGGTTTCCAACGAAAGAGGACATGCTGGAGGTCAAAACAGATTTGTACGAGTGGTCCAAGAAGCCAGACTTTGAGGAGTATCCACTACCAGAGTATGATGAGCCCGAAAAGCGAGAGCTACGAAGGAAGTTCCTGGAAGGGCAAGTGATAGTTACCAAGGAAGACATCGATGATGTTGAGGAAAGGCTCACTCGGTTTAAAAACGAGGCAGCCAGTGTGTTCGGTACCGACTTTCTAAGTGCTAGGACAGATCCTCGCCGAAGACCCTTCATTCAATTCTTTACGAAATACATGAGAAGCAAAAAGCTTGAGAATGTCACTGAACTAGTCAAGCATCTAGAGCAAGAGCTCAGAAAAACTATTTAGGGGGAGCAAGATGAAGGTGGACCTAAAAACACTAGCAACCATCCTAGGTTTGATAGCCCTAGTCGGCGGCTCTGTCGCTCACTTTGGAGGCTTCTATTACACCACCCAGCTAAGACTGGAAAGCCTAGAAGAGAAAACATCTAAGCTAGAAAAGAAGATCCAGAAGCAGGATCGGAAAAAGAACAAAGGGAAGAACAAATGAAAAACTTACTTACACTGATCGTATCACTATCATTCCTCTCCGGATGTATGCTAGAGAGGCAATACGATGTAGTATCAGAGCAATCTATGGTAGCAAGCGGAGGCGACTACTATGACTTCCTTTCTAACTCCAGCGATACTTTTGTTGATATTGTGGGCAGCAGTCTCCACGGTGTGGTGGGGCAGGTAGAGGATATAGAGACAGACCTCAGCTCTGTCTCTGGCTTCGACGAAGGAGACCATACTTATGTCGAGGTATTGATGACTGGTGTCCACGGATCCGCCATGGTCGCCTTTACTTTCTATGGAGGCATCACCCACCCAGATGTGGCACCAGGACATGTCCATCGATTCGTGCCTTCTTCTGCCGAGAGATATAAAGATGATTTGCATGTAGAGGCTATTGTTTGTTCGGGAGCATTCCCTCACGAGTGGTCGTATGACGACATAGTGAACATAGTTGGTATCGAAGTAGAGCAACTCGTGGTGCCCAACGACGAACCACCAGCAGTTCGAATCAATTTTACCACAACGACTGAAGGCGACATTGTTACAGGTCATCTCGATGTTGTCGCCACCTCACAAGAATAGAAAGGGGTCGTTCCTATGTCTATCGAAGAATACAGAAATAGCAATAGAATAGAGCAACTTTACCACAAGGGGCAGAAAAACATCTGGGATGGTAGAGAATATCTCCAGGCATGTATCGAAAAGAACAACGGAATAAGCCTTACCCCAGAGAAAAAGAATGCCCTTGGAAACATTTTTAGCACCATCTTGTGGGGCGAACTGGCAGCCTGGAAGATATCTTCCATCCTGGCAGCCCGGCTCGAAGACGAGCCAGCCAGGATGGCAGCGACATCACAAGCACATGACGAAGCCAGACACTTTTATGTGATGAGAGACTACCTCCGTTTCCTAGGAATAGAGACAGCCGATGTCCAAGGAATGAAGAGTCACTCCCAAGACTTTCTCCAGTCGATAATGGAAGCAGACACGACACCCAAAATGATACTAGGTATGCAAATGATGGTTGAGCCGATGGCTCTTACTCTGTTCAAGGTAGTGAGAGAGAGGAACATCGAGCCTGTGCTATCGGACTTGCTTCTGATGTATGAAAAGGACGAGGCAAGACATGTGGCACTCGGAACATTATACCTTCCCAAGATGATGTCTGAAATGGGACCAATAGCCAAGGCAGATCTGCTCGTATGGCAATTCTTTAGGTATATGAAGCAGTTCGAGATGCTAAAGGAGCTAAAAGACGACTTCAGAGCTCTTGACACCCCTCCCAGAGAAGTCTTCCTTCTCGCCCGTAAGAAGCAAGCCAAGACTATGGAGCTCCTCTCAGAGGAGATGGGAGAGCGCTACCCGCTGATGGATACGATGCTGAAATTCATCGATTTCCGTAACGAGATAGACTTTCCAGAAGAAGAGTCGAAATACCTAGATAGACTTCGAGCAGCGGCTCGGAAGACATACCTCAAACAACCATCCAAATAAAACGAAAATACTGCTTGACATAGTGAAAATGATCTGCTATAATGGCTTATGAGACTTGGTTAGCTAATTGAGTACCACTCAAAGAAAGGGCAAAGAAGATGGGATACAATACTACGGGAGAGAGTCACACTAATGGTATTAGTGGAGAAAAGCTGGTATTAAAGTTGATTCGCGAAAACCGAGATCTTCAACTTGATCTGGATCCAGGCAGCACGTCAAAGACAAAAATATGTGAACTTGGAGGCACCAAGCAAACTGCCGATCTGGGATATGGTGAATCTCGAATTACCGTCAAGTCTAAGAAGGACAAAAAAAGCGGCACTACAGACTGGCTAAATACTAGCAGGGTGGGCGATCACCTCCCGAACACCATCGAGCTCTTAGCCTTGCAGGAAACAATCAAAAGCCTCAAAGGCAGCTTTGATTCTAGAACAAAAAGAGATTCACCCGAAGGAAAAGAAGCATGTGCCTCCGCTAAGAAAATGATAGAAGAAGATACCGATTCAGTCTTAGAATCTTTCCCCGAGTCATCACTCCGAGATTTTATCAAGCAGGTATACGAAAAACAAATCGAACAGCTTCACGTTATATACAACCTGGCTTATGACTCTAAGGTTTTGCTTTTCCATGGTAGTAGCCACCCAATCGGAAGGTACATATCCGATGGCGGCTGCTTTTTTCTAAAGAATACAAAGCGAAACGGAGACATATCGAATTCTCGAAAGATAATGTATAAAAAAGATAATCTTTCAGAAGAACAATATACGGGGTGGCGATTACGCATGGTACTAAATAACGGGACAGGAGCATTGCTAGCAGGAAAGCACTGGTCATCAAATCCAAGTTCCGTACTCACTTTAAAGATTCAGGAAGAGGGCTTCTCTAACATGGTAGCCCAATTGAAAGAAAGAAATTGTCTTAAGGAATATTCCCATTGTGAGGAGTATTGACTTAAGTTGTCATTGTGAGGAGACTCTCTTCATGGCGACAATATGTGTGAGCATTGAGCTCATCACTTATAACCGTAGGCATTGAGTCCTACAAAGAAGGAAAATAACATGGATACACGATATCGAACAAACTGGAAAACACTTTATTCGCTAGCTAAAGGTAGTAAAAAAATAGGCTCCGCAGATGCGAATCTACAGAGAAAAAAAGGCTGCTGGTCCTCAAAGAGGTCCGTAGAGTGGCTTCTAACTGCTGTAGGGGGGAGAAACTATGCCCCTATTTACACTGTCGATCTCTCTAGCTGTCTGGAGTATTCCACACGTCTCGAAGAGCAGCTCGCAGACGAGTTGACTCGTCTTCAATTAGAAGACAAGCTTGGGGCTCGGATTAAGAGCCAAGCCAAGCTTAGAGCTCAGGCTAAAGAGCTTTCTCTAGGTATTGGGGAATTCAAGAAAAGAATGGAGCGAGGACAAACTCATCTCATTCTTGAGGGAGGAAACCGGCACAGAACAATGCTCGATTTTTTTAATGGAGAGTTACAACTCCCGAAGGGTACAGAGATTCCACTAGCAACGGGGTCCGTATTCTTGCCTAAAGCTATGAGTTACGACGAGATTACTGATTCAAAGTTTGAATTCGAAGGGAGATTGGTGGGTTCAGCATGTGAGCAATATCTTAGCCAGCTTAATTGCCTGGATATTGAAATTCAGTCGGAAACCTGGGCGGATCTGGAGAAAGACTTTGTTAATATCAATGACGGTGTGCCTTTGAATTCCATGGAGAAGCTGTGGGTGAAGACAACACCGTTTTCGTCTGTTCTCAGACCAATGCTGACATCAGTATCAAAGGAGTGGCTACAAAACTATGGAAAATCAGCCAACATAGACATTTCTCGCCGCGACGAAGCACTACTTATGAGCCAGTTGGCTATGTTGCTGAAATACGGCTTAGGCTGTGATACCAAGAAAGCAGATGTTAGATTATTTTGGCAAAAGGATGAAGAGGTGACAGAGAAAGAGAAGCACTTGTTGGAGCGTCTACAGGAGAATATTTTACATGCCAATTTTGATAAAATAATCTCAGAGTCAAACTTGGGCGGCAAACAGCTTCCAAAGTGGCTGTCCACCTCCTTTCTCTATTCGATACTACACTTAACTGATCTCGGGCTTAGTATTCGCTTTGACAACAGAGATGAGTGTTGTGAGCTAATCTACGGTACCGCCACTAAGCTATATAGCGATAGCAAGGCTCGGTATGCTAAAGATTTAAATGATTTCTCTTCAGGCGATGTGGAAGTAGAGCCCAGAGAATCTCAGTATCCACATTGGCTCATCACTAATAGTGATGTCGGCTCAGCTAGGAAGAAGTTTCTTGATGAGTTCCTCCCACTGCTCGATGAAAAGGTGCAGGAGAGGAAGCACCTCTTCTCCAAGGCAGCATAAAGCTGTTTATTGAAGATATGTCGAAGTAAAAATAGAAATAGAAAGAGAGGCAAAAGGTATGATTAAACAAGGAGACTCACTGGAGTTGCTAAAGGAGATCGAAAGTGATACTGTATCAACAGCTTATTTCGATCCACCCTTCAACACTGGTCGAAACTTTGAGCTAGATTCTTCGTCTGAAGGAAAAAAGGTAAAATTTTCAGACAAGTGGTCTAGCGACGAAGCTTATCAGAATTTCATAAGCCCGGTTGTAGAACAAATCAAACGAGTTTTGAAGCCAGAAGGATCTTTGTTTTTTCATATCTCTGCTGCAGAGATGTATATTCCAGAGAAGGTATGCCGAGCTCACTTTGACAATGTTAAGCCTATATTTTGGAAAAAGTCACGCTCCAAAAACAATGTAAAGAAAAAGCTTGGTGCAACGATTGATATTATATTTCAGTGCTCGAAGACGAAAAATCCAAAATTTAACCCCGTGTATCAACCACTCGATGCTTATTATCTAGAGCACTCCTACCGGAACAAGGACGATGTTGGGTATTATGCACTTGGTCATTTAGTTAACGACAGGACGAGGAAGGTGAACCTGGAAGAAGATGCCAATAAGCCGGAGGCTAATAGGAGGATATATTCTTACACTGCTAACGGCAGAACATGGATGCCCGATAATGGATGGCGCCTTTCAGAGCCTGACTTGCTTAAATTAATCGACCAAGGTCGTGTCCATTTCCCGGCTAGCGAAAAGAGAGGAAATCTCTATCGAAAGATCTACAAGCATGAATCCAAAGGGAAGCCCTGTACAGATCTGTGGGACGATATTCACTCCATTGCACAGGGAACTGAGAGATATTATCCGACACAAAAGCCAGATAAGCTTCTGGAGAGAATCATAGAAATGTCTTCTGATTTGGGCGAAGTAGTTTTAGATCCAATGGCTGGATCGGGAACGACGCCAGCGATGGCTAAAAAGCTTGGAAGGAAGTATATTGCCTTCGACATAAGCGAAGAAGCAGTTCATATAATGAGGACGAAGAGACAACTCGCTTAACGAGTCTAGAAGTAGAGTCCCCATGCCTATCCGTGGTAGGCAGATACGACAAGCCATTATGTTCTAGGAAAAAGCCAATAGATCCGAGCACTTACGGTCAGGCTCCTATGCTACTATAAAGTAACGACTTTTTCTGATCTGTGGCGATGGATGCCCTAAGCAGATCCGATCCAGATCTGGAGAAATAAAACCTGTTATAAATCAAGAGGTTATAAAAAAAGTAAAAAAACATCTCTCAAAAGCTTGACAGATTGAAAATGATCTGTTATAATGACCTATGCTCAGCAACAGAGCAGGAGCGAAAGGAAACAGAGAATGAAGAAAGTTTTAAAGTTCAACGAATACGAGAAAGAGAAAGTAATAGCTTTGCCAGAAGATGAAGAAACTGGCGAGCCAGGACGAGAATACGGATTTAAGCTAAAGTGGAAGGATCCTAACGACGTAGCCAAGGTTCCAAGGAGTAAGCAAATACGAGCCCTCGGCACTAAAGCAAAGGGAGTGGTGGAAAAGAGGAACGCCATGGCTGATGATGGATTGGAGCAACCTCTTATTAGTTATGATGGTCTTAACGGAACAGATGAGCTTATTGATGCCTACACTAGGCGCGCCGCTATTGAGCAATATTTTATCGTGCCTGGCGAGGGCAAGCTTCCATTTTGGGAACTACAAGGGCAACACACGGTAGAGCAAATAGAGGATTTACAATTATTCCTGAACCAAGATAAGGACACCACTCAAGGCAACGATATGCCAACAATAAGAAGCCGACTGCTAGCAAGGTTAGCTAACAACAATGACATGTCGCCAGCCGAGAAGTTGAAAGAATGTCAAAGGGTGGTAAGATTGTCGGCACCGGCAAGATGGAGCCCCCAACAGAGAAACAATGAAGCCAAGGGGATTTTTAATGAAATAAATGGCGGCGACACATCTATCCTTGCTGCCATAGAAGGCTTTAATACTGCTCTAGTAAAAGAGCAGTTGGTTCGGGGAGTCAATAGGGGGCTATACCCTCAGTTGGATATGAGCGACTTTATCTTGAAAAACAACAGTTTCCATTCGGGAGGTTTCCACGGCAACAAGTCTGTTCGAGTTTTGCCGACCAGCGATGTCGCCAATAACATTGGAAAAGAAGGAAAGTTGAGGTATATCAACCGAGAACAGACTAGCTCACCTGGTGATGAGGTTCATTGGATCTTCTTTGTACAGGATTCCAAAGGGGCTGACGACGTTCTAAGGAAGCGAAAAGAAGCAGAACAGAAGGCTCAAAAGCTCATGAGCTTGATGATGCCAGACGTGAAATTCTACGCTTGGTTCTTCCCACAAATCTTAGATTCCGTTGGCAATATTGAAGCGGAACCCCCTGGCGTTCTGATAAGGGGCAAGAGCAATACATATGGTAATGTGAAGAAAGCGCCACCATCGACGGTTGTCAAGTTCAGGGCTAAGAAATAGCACACTTCTCATTTCAAAGCTTTCCCTTAGAGTTTCTTTTCCTTTCGCCAAGGGAAAGCTTTGGAAGTGTTGATGGTATCAAAACCATAAGATATAGACATTGGTAGACAGATGCGACAATAAAAGATCGCCCCGATTTTTTCACACACCAAACACTTACTTTTAGCTTGACATACTGGAAATGATCCGCTATAATGAATAGAAAGGCAACAGAGATGAGTAAGCACCATATAGGCGAGAAGATTTGTGATGTTATATGGGGAGGCAAGGTGGAAGTGTTAGAAATAATTGACCACTTGGAGCCCACAGTGTATAAAGTAAAAGACGAGGACGGTAATGAATACCTCCTCCCAGAAGACGATGTAGACACCCTCCAATAGGGAACGAAAGGAGAAAAGAACAATGAAAAATCCAGAAGTTGATATCAATACAAGAAAAGTTCACGAGCTTGAAATGGAAGGTCGAGGCGGAAAGGAGGATGAATACTTGAAGATCTTGGGAGATGATTGGAAAAAGGTGAATGGTGTTTTACACGACTTTGTAAATGTGGTCACGGGGCAGTGCATTGAGCTTAAAAAACAGCAAAATCAACAATGGTTGGATCCATCAAAATACACTTCAATGTCAGAGTCAGAACTAGATATTCCAATGCACTGGGTATGTTGGAAAAAAGGTAATGGTGTTGATCTGATTCTAGAATCAAGCACGAGGCAGATGATGAGTGTGATGGGATGGGATAGATCTTACCTCGACGATCTAGTCAAATTCAAGTCTAAACATAATGTACCAACACAGTGGAAACAGCCCATAAGAGTGAGAAGTTTCAAAGATAAATTTAAGGTGATATATGAACGATAAAATTCTCCCTGATATGAAGCTGTTTGATATCTTACAGCAGGAAACTGTTACAGTCATAGCTGTTAATGAAGAGGTGTGTCCGAAGATATTCACTGTCATAGATTCAGCCGGTTGCCGATACAATTTATCTGAGGATGATTCTCACGGATTACAGGCAACAACGAAAGGATACACAAGATGATTATCAAGCCAGCCGAAGGATACATAAAGGTAGATCAGGTCCAGCCCACAGAGGTGGGACAGACTGTGAATCCCCCATATGCCTTCTTCCGAGTTACTGACCATAACAAGTCTCGCTATCACTCGGGTGACATCGTGGTTGCTCTGGGCAATCAAGTCGCTTGCCTACAAGGTATTTCCGGCGAAGTAGAAAACCGAGATAAAGCTCTTCTCCTCAGAGAGGAGAACGTAGTCTGCCAGGTACTTCCTGTCAGCAACAAATAAGCATAACCCCGCCCATGATATTCTTAATAATGATTTTATTGTGTGTGTTGGTTGCAGCGGATAGAAATAGATAAAGAAAAAAAAGGAAAGAAGGATCCGAGAATGAAAGAAAATAATAGTAATAATTTGCTAGCAGTAGCAGAGGGTTCTCTTGTCGGTAAGAAGATTGATGATTGTGATATCATCATCGATAAAATCAACGAGATTGAGGCACGATGCTTGGACCGCTTAGAATCAGTCGAACAGCTCCTCAACTCCCTGAAGCGGGAGATTGATTACATCCAACCCAGAGACATAAGCTAAGCTTATGAGCGATGGCACAAGAAGGATAACTTGGAAACAGGTAGAGAAATATCTTGATTTGTGTAAGAGGTATAATCTTGAGCCGGGCTTGGAGAAGCTGAACTACTCTTTGGTTAACGAAGATTCAGCTTCTCCGCTGTCCGGCTGGTATCCTAACGATCCCAATTGTAGGACTGAAGATTATATAATCATAATGCCAGATGGAGAGCACTACCATCACGACATATACTTAGCCAACAGCAAGAGCATGAGAGACTGGCTGTACGGCATTACCTGGTAAAAGAGAAAGAGAGAGAGACAACATGGCTTCAAGAGCTAGAAAAAAAGAACTGTTCGATGCCGTAGCCAGTCGCTACGAAGCAGAGATAGCCCGCCACCGGGTAACATTACATATGTATATTAGCGAGCCAATAGCTGTGGCTGATCATTCAACCATTGTGGAGGAGATCGCCGGTCTGGTAGATAAGCTTGCCTCGGCAAAAGACTCCCTCACAACCCTCCAGTCACTGAACGAGTACCTTTTCCTTGACGATGACGAAGAAGAGTAAGCCACCCGAAGAGACGACATTCGTCAATTGGTACCCATCAGAGTCCAGTTCGTATGATCGCTCAATGGCACCAGTACCAGTTGATGAAGACTGTCGAGCCTGGGCTAGTCCAAGAACACCCACCCTCAAGAAGGGAGATCTCATCCAGGATAAAGAGCATCCGGATGACTTCGGCTTGATAGTGGCTGTGGATGAAAGCAGGGAAGACCCATACAGGGTGTATGTGTTCAACCACATTGGTGAGGAAAACAGATGTTATTGGATGTTACAGTGGTATGTGGAGGAGGGCTGTGTTGTTGTATCCGAAGAGCAGCCGAGTAAAGGAGATGTTTCATAGTGGCGAAGAAGGAGGTAGAGAATAATGGCGGACATGATAATGAACATTGGCTTCGTAATGATGATGGTAACTGTAATATTGGCAGGAATTGTCGCTCTTTGTAACCTATAGGAAAGAGAGGCTGATGGAACTGTTTGTAACCGCGATAGGGATAGGTTATGTGGTAGTGATAGTAGCCTGTATCGTTGGTATTTTTAGATTGTTTTAGAAAAGACTTGACAAAGAGTATTGTGTTATGGTAGTGTTATAAGATGTATAAAAGATCGCCCCGATTTTTTCGCGGTAATTTTTTCCACAAACAACGAGCCTGCTTACTGCCTGCCTGCTTAGCTGCTCAAAGCTCAAAATGCTTAGGATGCTAACTCAGGAGATGTTTTGAAGAAAGAACCACTATTAGAGCTTGACCTAGGGACCATAATCTACGACAGAGAGTGGCCAGACGACGTAGGCTTGATTTGTGCCAAGGACGAGGGTCGCTCTCTGTATCTGATCCGTTGGTGGAATTGGGGAAACTTTAGCCCCATATGGATTAAGGCTAGTTATGTGGAACACTCCTGCAGTGAGTTGACAATGGAAGATCTGCCCCTCTATTACGAGCGACTACAGAAATGCCACGAAAATGCCGAGAAGGGTAAGGAATATTATGATATTGCCGAGGCAGAGCTAGATGCTGATCTCTATGCAGCAGGCATGTTGGGGCTGCCCTACGACAGCGAGGAGGAAGAATGAGCCGAGAGAGTAAAAGAAATAAATATTATGAATATCCAGAAGCTAAAGAGAAAGATATTACAGATAGCATATAGAATGCTTATGGTAGAGATAGACTTCCAGAACAAATGTGATCACTGCTTTGAGAAGAAAGAGTGGCAAGGAAAAGACGGAAGCTCATTGTGTGATAAGCACTATAAAGAAACATTAGGTAGGTTAGGTAAGAAAGGAGTTGATAATGCCATATAAGCAGAGAGAGTGTACGAGGTGTGAAGCTTCTTATATTCCGAATTCGAATAGCCAAAAATATTGCAAAGAATGTGCCCCAAAGGCATATAAAGAAGGCAATAAACGATACCGCCAGGATAACCCAGGGAAGGTCAAAGCCATCTATGCGCAAGTCTACCAAGAAAAGAAAGAGCAGGATATTGCTTGCCTGTACTCAATATTAAACAAGATGACTGATCGGGGCTATATCGGCGAGACGGTAGGATTTGAAAGGAGAGTATATGAACACAAAAAGAACCTCCAGGGAGGACGGCACCCCAACTCACTCATCCAAAAAGACTACGACAAGTATGGTGCTGATGCTTTTGAATTCTCGATGGTAAAAGAAATAAATAAAGAAGACTTCCAGAGCGAGAAGGAGCTGAAAGAGTGCCTAAAAGTAGAGGAAGCAATGCTGGTATTAGAGGAAGTAGAGGAAGGCAAAGAGTTGTATAACTTGGCATTAAATCTACCCATAACATCCATACCGGCTGTCCTTAGAGGTAGAGAAACATTTAGGTAAGAAGGAATAGAATGATTCATATATGTCCAATTGAGATAGCAGCAGTATTGGGAATGGTCCCGGTAATACCATACTTGATGGCAAGACTTCGAACGCTAGCCATGAGGCAAGGCGAGCAAGCCAGCAACCACAAGTAAAGATAATAAGCATCAGCAAGGAGAAATAATAAGCGATGATACAAAAAATAAAAAACATATTAGGTAGTATAGCAAACAAGATAGACAATAACCTAATGAAGACAGAGCTAGCAAAAGAGAAGTATCATATAGCATACCCAGTAATGTTATGTGTATTGTCTTATGGATTGTTTATAGTAGCTACATTGTTAGCTGTAGAAGTATTGATGATGAAGAAAGCTGATCCATTAGAACTACTAGTTGTAATACACTCAGTAATCTTAGGAGCAATATGCTTGTTCGCTATGTTCAAGAGTTCCTTCTCTGTAGGAGTGCATGTACATAGATACCAAGCAAAGAAGGAAGAGCAAGCCAAACAGCAGCCAAAACAAGCCTAATTTTATTATTATATAAGGGGGAAAAGGAGTAGTTGGAGCTACAAAGCTCTAACAGTAGAAGTGGTGGTGCCTGTATAGTATAATAAGGTTATATAAATATAAGGGATAAGGATAAGCAAGGGATACTAATGAGGTACTGGGATATAGTGAAAAAGCTAGTAGTATCTACTCACAATATAAGTAGTCAGTCAATACCCCTTCGTTCTTTTATATAATAAATAGCTCCCCCTTGTAAGGGTACGGAATTGCTAAGCATTTTAGGGTGTGATTTATATCACAGATCTAGTGCTTTTTCTTGATTAAAAGCTTGACAGATAGAGATCACTCTGCTACAGTAGATCATATAGAGAGATCACTTTTAGGAAAGGCAGATCACCATGACCAAGCACCTCACCAGCACCCAGCTCAGTGTTCAAGAGCTCCTTGTACTACGATTCGCGGCACGAGATGTAACCCGATTTGTTGAACACCTCGACGACGAGATGCTAGGCGAGTTGTATGCTGCCGTCAAGGCGGAGCGAGATGAGCGCTCATGCTTCAACGACGACGACATATGTTATGCTCCCCTCTTCGAGGAGTCTAGCTATTACGACACCAACGAGGAGAGCAACTTGGATTGGAACCAGAAGCGAGGAGACCTATAATGGATATCAAAGTAGGATCATTAGTGAAGAACAAGAACACCCAAGAGATTGGTCTAGTAACTAAGCTTGGCGATTTGGTAGCAATAGTTAACTATTGGGATATCGTCGATGGCAGGATTCAACGGCAAGACCAATCTGGGCATGAGCTCATTGCTAGCCTAGAACACTTTCACGATTACGACTTAACTGTTTAACTTAAGAAGAAGGATATAAGATTATGAAACACTACACAGAAAACACTAGCATTATGGGAACACCTTTACCTCCGAGCAAAGACGAGAATGAATGGGTACTATCTAATCCAGAGTATAATATGGGTGATGATACTAACCTACTTAAATTTGCCGTCCATCTAGAACAGCTAGCTAGCCTAGGATTATAAGAACATGCTTAAGCCAGGCGATATCGTAAGACATGTATATAAGAACTGGACCGGCATTGTGGAGAGTGTGATAGATACATACTGGTACCATGTCAAGTGGACACGAGCCGACGGGCGCGAGCTAGGTCGAGCACACTGGAGCACTTCACACCTAGCACAATCACTTAGTCTTATCACAAAGGAAGACTTTATCTAGCTATGAACGACAGTTCGCCCAGTAACCATCGCCCACTAAACCCTAGGATCAATCCAATGACTAACTATGAACGACATCAGGGAATCTATACATACAAAGCTATTGAGAAAGGCACCGACGTGCTTGTTCTGGATCCCCAGTCAGACAGATACCAGTGGCTAGGCAAAGCAGCAGAGTCATGGATACCCATGACCCGATGGGAGAGTGTTAGCGTTAAGCTAGCATTCGAAGACGGGACCACCGAGGAGTATCAACGGCGAACTGTTCGCCCAGTAACCATCACCCACTAAACCCTAGGATCAATACAATGACAAAGCTGACCGAAGCAATGAAAGCAAAATGGCAAGAACAACGAGCAGAGCGAGCGGCTGAGATAGCAGCATGGAAGCGACCTATCCCATGGCGGCTAGCTAACGTTGCCGAAATGGAGCGGTATGATCGAGAAGATGAACAAGGTCGCCCAGTACGAAAGGTAGCAACAACAATATGATTAATGACGAAACACTAGAGAGCATCAAGCCGCACCAATTGGTGGTATCTACCGATGGTGCACCCGCCAAGATAGGCGTTGTATTGGAAGTCGGCGAAGACGGGTGCTGCCAAGTATGGTGGGCATGGACCAAAGACTGGTCCTTCTCCGTGGAAGATACAGCCAACTTGGCTCGATTCTAGAAAGGATAAATAATGTCTTACTTCAGTAACTATGATACAACAACAAAGCGGACCATTATCAATTGTGCCGCTAAGGATATTATCAATAATGAGGTCCACCTCAGAACAGAGATGTTAGACCAGCTACTCGAAGCACTCTTACACGAGAGAAACCATAGAGATAGAGAAGAGCGAGAGGCTCGGGACTTCGAACGGCATGCCTACCTCTACAAGTGGATCAACGAAACTCCCGAGGAGAAATAAAACAATGTTACAAGTAACACTAAGAATGTTGTACACCCCAGAGAATCATACCTTTCCTGCTGATCTTAAGATTCTTATCGAGGCATATAAAAAGGATTTAGAGCATGCCGTATCTCATAGGGATCAGCATGGCGGCAAAGGCAAAACCTATGACCGCTACAAGCAGAACATCTTAGATGCAAACAATGCCATCTATAACTTAGAGAAGCAGTTAGCTCTCTACCAACCTTATGTAACACCCGATGGTGAAATTTACCAAGAACCCACCCAACAAGGAGAATAACATATGCCCTGGTCTTATAATGCAATCGATTATCAAGGAAACAAGATTGGATCCATTTTTGGACTACTCACTTTTATGAGCGAGTATAGAAATTTAAATGATGAACAAAAGGAAGAGTTAGGTAAGCTCAAGCAACGATACTACCTACACAAGTACATCACACCATCAGACATCAAGATGGTATTCAGTATGATTGAGGATACCAAGCAGCTTAAGAAGAAGCAAGCTAAGACAAAGAAGAAGCCAGCAACTAAACCCAAGGAAGCTAGCAAGTCATGACACCAATCGATATCATAGTAGGCGGATCCCTGGGTGTTATGGGCATCGTCAGCATAATCATCATCGCAATGAACAATGTTTAATCGCGATATATAAAGAAAATAAAAAAGGATACCCAGATGGAAGACAATTGTTACAAGTGTAAAGCAAGTGAGTATGAGAGTACAGTCATTGAAGACGAGAAGGGTAAGCTAATATGCACAGACTGCTATGATAAGAAGAGCAGCAAACAGAAGAGCCGTGAAGCAAATAAATTATTTATCTAAAGCAGGGGAAGAGCAAGAGGGGGGGTACTACCCCCCTACCCCGAATCTATGTCCCAATGTAGGCTAAACAGGCAACCGGCGCCTAAGTACGTTTGAAATAGCGGAGAAAATTTTACCAGATTTGAAGGGTGCTAAAAAATGCCCAGAAAAAAAAGAGAGAGTTGTAAGATGAAAGAAAAGTTGTATAATATTGTAAGGTTCCATTTCAAAGGACCAGAAGAAGTCATTGATTACGGTTACACACTAGAAGAAGCACAAGAGCATTGCGAGCGTGAAGACACAAACGGCGAAGGCTGGTTCGATGCTTACAGAGAACAATAAATTGAGGAAGGTATAATATGGGAACACCAGCACCGATTAATGTAGGCGACTTAGTGGTTCATGTTCGGATGGATGTGAATGGTGTCGTGCTAAGCAAGAAGAATCAAACATTAACAGTGTATAGAATGTATTGGCTTACCGATACGGGTTGGATGAAACAGGCACCCATGTATGTAACGAGAGATGAGATAATATTAGCCGAAGAGCTAACACTTAAAGAGAAAAATGATTGCTTTAACAAGGGGCTCTGTGGAAGATGCCTTCAGTTAGGCGGAGGATGTAGAAATGAAACAAGATAAAGTGGTAATAACATCGATGTATGCTAATCCTATCCATCCAGGGCACATTGAGTGCCTACAGGCAGCAAAGGCTTTGGGGGATTACTTAATTGTGATTGTGAATAACGACAAGCAACAGAAGCTTAAGACAGGCACAATGTTTCAGGACCAGTTCTTTAGGAAGACTGTTGTAGGAGCACTCAAGCCGGTGGACGAGACATTCATGTCAATTGATGAGGATGGGTCTGTCTGTGAGAGCATACGATCTGTTGTGGAGCGGTGTAGCCCGCATAGTGAGGTTATCTTCGCCAAGGGTGGTGACAGGTTCGCAGATAACATTCCAGAGGTTGATGTCTGTAAAGAGTTGGGTGTGGAAATTGTAGATGGCTTAGGGAAAAAGATACACAATAGCTCCAAGTACCGCATTGCCGCCATACTTAGATAAGTGGAAGTCGGTGACTTAGTAATATTTCAGCATGGGTCGTATACAAAGCGACACCTAGGTGTGGGTATAATCTTCAAGAAGAGGGAAATGGAGAAAGGCGAGAACCTGTATTTCAAGGAAGGTGTGTTAGAGGTGTATTGGTCAGCCACTGGCGCCAAGATGGTCTTTCCCGTCAACTCAAGCATGCTAGAACCATGTTTCGTTGTGGAGGGCTCTACGGATGCCGAAGCCGATTGATGTAGGTTCACTGGTAAAGTTCAAGAATGATTACAACATTCGGTGTGGCTATGGCATTGTCGTAGTTTCCGGAAGCCTTAACTCGGAAATTTATTGGCTTAGTGATAACAAAACAGAGACTACATTTACCATGGTATTAGAGGAAGTGAAGTGGATTGACTTACCAGAGCTGTAAGTAGCCGAAAAATAAGCACTTTGTAAGTAGTTAGAAAATAAGCAGAATAAAGTGTGGATCTGCTGACTGTAAGTGCCTAAAAAAATTGGCGAAAAAAAATGTCGTTTTTCGTTGATTATGTTCTTGACAGGGAGAGATCACTATGCTACAGTGATCTATATACAGAGAGATCACTTTAAGAAAGGGCAGATCACATGAAAGATCGCATGAAAATCAAACCAATACTTGATTACTACTGGACTGGCGAACACACTCTAGATAGTGATAAAGTTTATGATGTCGAGCTAGCAACAAACCAACCGGGTTGGGAGAAGCATGGTCTAGTCTTTGTTGAGGGCTATTTGTTAACTTCAGAAGAATATGAGGTGGTAGGATGAAGGAAGTTTTCAAAAGTCTTTTTGAAGAAGAATGTTACACATTTTTAGATAACAATTCCCATATCAATGGGGTTGTTGAAAAAGATGTTTTTTCGGGTTATTTCAAAGTTTTAGACTTAGGCTAGGAAAAGAATAATGGAAAATCTAGAAGTTGGTGATTTAGTATTCTTTCACCGTGAGGTAGATGGTGAGCCTGGTGCCGGCATTAAGAACGGTAGAGCCTGGAAAGGTATTATCACTGGTCCGGTATCAGAAGAAAAGAAGGACTGTGCTGACTGGGAAGTTAAGTGGCTATTCGATACCGATGGTAACAACTCTGAACACAATTGTGCTCATTGGAGTTGGGAACTTGTAAAGGCAGAGGATCAAGGCAAGCCATGGGAACGGCTAGACACATATGTTGCCAATGGTGGTTTAATGAAAGAACTAGAAGCACAGTTATTTGGCGATAACCCAATAGAAGGAGAATAATGCTAGCAACCCATAGAGCAAAGAAGGATGCCTCAAGGCGGACCAAGAACCGGTTTAGAGAACATACCCTAGTGTTTGTTAAGAAACTACCAGTATGGTCAGACACTTGGATCAAGAACGAAATCGATAGTGTATTTAGAGGCACCAGCATTTTGTTCGAGAGTGTAGAGAAGGATGAAAAAGGTAAGTTTGCTAAGTGGTGTGGATGGATTCCCGCTAGTGAAGTTGAGAGGATAGAAGAATGACCGTATTGAACTACCATAAACAACCTGGGACAGTCTTCCCCATAGAAGAGGCTAAGAGTTTAGTGTTGGAAAACATCCGATGGGAAACAGATGGCTGGGATTATAGAATCGAAACAGTCAACACTGATTCCAGAGGAAACAACACCACGGCTAAAGTGAGAGTATACGATGACGAAAATATATTCGTTGGATACCTATAGGCGAATCAAGGTCCGTACAGTGGACCTCACAGAGATGCCGGATGATTTGCTGATGCTGCTTCTGAATGGATCCATGTCCTATAGTGACGCAGCTAAGGCATACCCCGGTCCCATCTGTACCATCATAGAGGAGCCAGCCGATAAAGCAGCACCTCCTCCATTGCCGGAAGATGCCGACTGTGATGAGTAGCTGAAACATGCTATTAGCCGCCAAAGTGATTGTTGTATTTTGTTTAACATACGATTTGCTAACACTATTTGATATTTACCAGAAAAGAGAACGATAATGATCAACACCAAGAAGAAGAAGCCCGATATGGTGACAGTGCTGCTAACACAGCAAGAGATCCAAGCATTATATTTTACCCTAGAAGCGGCAATGAATAAGAGCGGCGTTGTGAGAGAAGAACACCATATGCCCATTAACTGGATCCTTAATTGTATCGAGGAAGAAGTGTCCCAATGAGAATCCGAGTTAACACAATCATCTTACTAGCACTCCTGGCTCTCTCAATTGGACTCTGTAGCTCTTGTGTTGTCGTTGTGGATGATACACCGGCTGAAAGCCGGGAGGGCACACAGGTCATCGTGAAGCATTCTGATACTGATGAAAGCTGTGACGAAGTACCTCACGAGCACCGAGCTCAGCGGTGTGATGTATATGAGGGAAGAGATTGTTGTGAGTGGTATATTGGTGATGGATGTTTTGAGAAGTATTGCTTCTATTATCACAATTGCGAATGGCATTGGTACGGCACGACTTGTGAGGTTCAAGAATGACAAACAAATGGAAGCATCCTGCACCACCACATGATTTTGAAATTGGTGATCTCGTGGTTGAGTCTGGGTATGATTTTGGCAAAGGCTGTGGTGTAGTGGTAGACTTAGCTAATACTAGCCCACACTTTGCCGGCGGAACCTATCGAATGGGCACAATACAAATCTTTTGGACTGGTGACGAGTACGAGGCTGCTGGTATGGACGGCAAAGATCCTGGTGTCTATTGGGCTCTCCCTCATAAGATAAAGAAACTAATCAAAGCAGAGGAACAAAATGATGGATGAGAATAAACTAAACCGTGGTCGCTGGCCAATAGAACATCTTATAACTAGCGGTGTTGAGGCGAAGCGGAAGCGAGCCGAAGAAGAAATAGCTGGCTATGACATGTCTAAAGCAAGAAAAAATCTTGCCGATTTTGACAATGTGCTTTGGTGCATACGAAACCTGAAAAAAAATTATGCCGACGAAAAAAATATCGTCGAGGCTTGTCGTCTAATTTCTATCGTCTATCGATGGAATCTAACACACTGGCGAGCCGGAACTCAACACTGGAGGTTGATCTAATGGAAGAGCATAATAGAAAAAATGATAAGTTCTGGGTGGTGAGCAAGCCGAGCAAGACATGGGATTTAGATTTCTTATCAAACTATCTCACTATCGAAGACATATGTTTTTGTACTTGTTATCGAGGGCTTATGACCCAAACTTTGGGTGGACTCACTCCGTCAGATATAGTTGGTGTTTTTGTGAGCGAAAAACCGGCTAAAGTATGTGCAGAACAGATTCTAAAACAATGTATTATCGAAAAAACCTTAGAAGAAAGCAAGAGCAAGTTATGATTATGAAAGTTGGAGATTTGGTAGAAGTTTCTATTGACTGGAGAGATGAGATTGGTGTTATCGTTGGCTTCGACTCTGAAAAGGATCCTGTAATTAAAGTTGATGATGGCTGCATTGTTGATTACCGAGAGAATGTAAGGGTGTTAAATGAAAAAAGGCAATATCTATAAGTTCAGTTATATCTCGGAAAACTCAGAGCTAAATTACAAGAATATCATGTTCCTTGGTGAAGAGTGGAGCTATCCCGAAGGTGGCTTCGCTGTAAGAAATTATAAAGTTTTAATACTTGGAGAAATTTCGCCTGTCACAATAGACAAGAGCCTAGTTAGGTATATGACACCTGTGTAGGTGTGTAAGAAGAACAGGGAGCACCATGGCACAATGGGAAATGAAGAAGATACATATATTACTATAAATGATGTGAGACCTGGTGATTTCGTATGTATTGTTCCACGAACATGGTGGTCTGCTCTTCGTGGAGAATATAAGATCGAATTCGGTACCATAGTATCAAAGCCGGAAGATCTAAGGGGTGGTGTAAGAGTGTATTCATCTTCCAGAGGAACATGGATTGTTTTCCCACACCAGTGGTATTTTAGGAAGTTAGACACATGAAAACAGGCGATTTAGTGGAGTGGGATGGTTTATTTACTGAGTATGGTAAGACATATATGTCTAAACAATATCTCGGGCTTGGAATCATAATTGACGATACTAGCTATCGAGAAACTGTCATTGTCCAGTGGCTTAATTCTGGGTGGAAGCTTCGCTGCGTAAAGGAGTCTCTCAGGATAGCGACTAAAGAACAGCAAGACTTCCTGTAGAAAGATAGTTGATTTATTTTTTGACTTTTCTCGAACATTCTGATAATATAACATATGGAGGATTCCTTGACAGATGTGAGCCAAAGATTTAAGGACTATGGTGAAGAGCATTGCTGGCAGTATGAAATCCGTCTTCGGAATCTAGAAGAGGATATATCGCTAGCTGGGCTTAAGCCAGGAGATGCTGAGTCTCTTCATGTTTCCGATTTCAAATTTGAATATGTTGATAAGTCGGAAAAAGATAAGTGTGCAGAGATAAGTGACTTCATAAAGAAGCACGAATGGCTCGGCAAGCTTCCGAACCGTCCTACACAACGATTTACAGCCCGGCTCAAGGAAGGTAATGTCCTTGCTGGGGTTATCATTATGGCTGTTCCAAATACCTTCTCTCACCTCCTTGGGAAAGAGAATATCGGCATCGAAAAGTTAATCTCTCGTGGCGCCTGTATATCATGGTCGCCTAAGAGCCTAGGTTCTTGGCTCGTAACGAAGTCTATCAAGTGGATGGTACAGAATACTGATTTTCGATACTTCACAGCATACTCCGATCCGGAAGCAAAAGAATTAGGGACAATCTATCAAGCTTGTAACTTTATTTATCTTGGCAAAGGCTCCGGAGTAGCAAAGCAGTATTTCGATCCGGAGAATCCCAAGCAGGGGTGGTTCAGCGGCAGAGAATTCAGGAAGAAATCAAAGTATTATAGATATGCCAAGGAGGTGGGTATCAGCAAAGAACAATGGGCACTATGGATGAAGAAGTATAGCCCAGACTGGACATTGGTTCCTCCAGCGGTAAAGACTATGGTAAAGGAAAGAGAGAGAGTGTATCGAGACAGTTGCCATGTTCGAGAGGTAGTTTCGAAGCATAAATATTGTTATATCCTCGGGAAAACAAAAGCCGAGACAAAGAGCTTGAGAAAATTATTTATCGAGAAAAATCCAGATAAAATTAACCTTCCTTATCCTAAGAATCGTGGAGAGTGAGAATGAAAAGCGGTGATTTAGTAAAGTGTAGAGATGACGAAAACTACCTTTTTGGAATGGGCTTGGTTGTCAAAGAAGAGACAAGAATGGTTAAGGTGCTATGGCTCTCTGGGTTCGCCGATGATGGCTTCGGCAGAATTGATGATCCGGCTGACTGGAACTGGAAATGCAACCTGGAGCTAGCGAAATGAAAAAGCAGAAAAAGAAAAAGCAGAAAAAGAAAAAGCGGAAGAAAAGGAAGAGGAAAATGAAAAACAGAAATCTCCTTGTTAAGAATATGATCTGTAAACCAAAGAACAGTGGAGCACATAAAGATAAGAAGAAAGAGGCTAGCAAAAAGGAGTGTCGTAGTAAACCTACGAGCCATAGCCAGGGAGAATAAGCTATTGCCCATCTATTTATATGTGTATGGGGCTATAGCTCAGTTGGGAGAGCACTTGCATGGCATGCAAGAGGTCATCGGTTCGAACCCGATTAGCTCCACCATACGGAGCTCTAAAGATGAAAAAAATCCTACTGATATTATCTATGTTAATACTGCCGGCGACTGCCCATGCTTACGAAGGCTCATCGCTTGTAATTTCTGCTGAGGAAGCCTTTGATTCATTGTCCTCAACAGGAGAAGCAACACCAGAAGATACCGAAGATAAACTTAACTATTTCGGGCTGGGACTGACAGCGGGCTCGACTTCGGGGATTGGGATCACAAACAAGTTCCATTCAAACTATGGACTCGGCTACCAACTAACTGGTGGTATCTTTGGCACTCCCGGCGACTTCATCTTCGCCTCTGTTGGAACTCAGCTTACCTACACTTTCGGCAGTATCAAGAATGCGAGGATATATGGCATTACTGGTATCGGAAGCTTCTTGAACCGGACTGTTGAAGGGGAATGGGATAGGTGTGACTGGAACGAAGAAACTCAGATGGAAGAGAACTGTATTCACATACCAGAGGTAGTTTCCTATGGCGCCATCTTCAACTTTGGTGCTGGACTTGGTATAGAATTGATTCTATGGGATACTATTGGACTTTCTTTCGACTTACCATTATCAACTTCCATTTCAATTGATAGCGGAATGTCCGGAGGATATGTAAATCTTCTCGGCTTCTTTCCGATACCAAATGCTTCTTTAGTGTACTATTTCTAACACAATCTATTTATAAAAATGGTAAAGAAAAGAATCAACAGACTAATATCTAAAGTTCTCTCGATCAACTGGTCGCATGGGGAGGTGAAGACAATGTATTTTCAAATAAAAGTGCAGGATACTACAGAAGAAGTGTCTGTAAAGGTAGGAGGTACCAGTTACGGTCCAATGAGTGTTACGGCTCAATCTGTGCCTAACAGTGTAAATTTCGTGGATATGGATGCCTAAAAGCAAAATAGCAAATTAATATACTATTTATAGTTGTAGTTGGAATAAGTAACACTAAAACGATCTCTTAAAAAGAGTATTTACAGTTAAAGGAGCTAAAGATGAAAATAACAAAAAGCCAATTGAAGCAAATTGTCAAAGAAGAAATATCCCGAGTGTTTGATGAGAGCGATGTTCGAATCGATGAATTCGGCTTGGGAAGGTCTATCAAAGGTGCCGCAGCCTCGCTCAAGGCGAAAGGCATGGATATGGTCAAGGGAACCGGTAAGTTGGCTCAGACAACCCAGGCACAAAAACAGATTAAGATGATGGTTAAGGATATTATAAAATCCGGAGATACCCAAGAAGCAAAGTCGATGGCTAATCATTTGAAAGCATTGACAGACGAGCTGGCGGCTTTCGCTGGAAAAGACGACATGCCTTATCAGTAGGAGAAAAAAATGAAAATAACAGAAAAAGTACTTCGTAAGATGATTAGAGAAGAAGTAGAGGTCGGCGAAACGGCTGAAGAAGCATATGAAGCCAACTTGAACGATGAGAAAATCATCCGTTTTTTCGAAGAAGGTATTAACCAAGAAGAGCAGCTTGCAGAAATTAGCTCGCTGGATGAGGCGGCATTACTAGCTCAGATCCCTAGGCTCGTTTCCGCTCTTAAGAGCAACAAAATGATTCAAGCTTTGATAGGTAAGATCGCAGAAGATCCTAAAGCTGCTGCTCAGTTTCTTTCCACTATGGCACAAATGGTCGGCATCGATACTGATAAGACTTTTACCGGTAGACAGAAATCAGTAGCTAAGAGCCTTGACAATACCACTCCCCAATCCGAGCCGGCGGCAGACGATAAAGACGGATTAGTTGAAGGCTTAATTAGAGAAGTGCTGAATGAAATATTCGGTAATAAAGATAAAAAATAATATTGTATAATGGAATAAATAATAGATAAAAGAAAGGGTTTCGTCCGAAACCCTTTCTTTTTATAATTAAGATTGGAGGTGATATTATGGAAAAACATACTACCGCTTTGGCAATCTCTTTCGGAGGTGCTCTGGTCGTAACTCTTGTTTGTGCATTCTTTTTTGGGGCGATTAATCATCCTGGACACTGTGGAGCTAGCAATCCTAATGATTTAGACTACGATGCCTTGTTTTCTGATGCTGGGTATGAATAATCGATGAGTGTGCTGGACGAGAAGGTTCTTGTGTTAGATAAGGGGTATCAGCCCGTACATGTCGTCAGTGCTAAAAATGCTATCTATCTGCTTTTCCGAGAGGTAGGCAAAGTTATCGATGAAGACTGGAATGTACACTCCCTAGAGGAGTGGATAGAGAAGAATAACGGCATTGAATGTGAGAAGCCGGTAAGAACTCCAAGATATAGTTTTCCAGTACCAAACATAGTTTTATTAAGATTTTATGTGAAAAAAAACCTTCCCATGCTTAAGTGCAATAAGAGCAACATTTGTCTGAGAGATAACTGGCGATGTGGATATTGCGATAAGAAAATGAGGGAGAGGGATTGTACAATTGATCACATTGTCCCTGTCTCACTCGGAGGTATAACGGAGTGGACAAATGTCGTAATCTCCTGTTCGAAATGCAACAATAGGAAAGGCAATCGGACAATAGAGGAATCTGGTTTGGAGCTTAAGACAGACATATATATCCCTAGTTGGTCAAAGCAAATTCTAAAAAGATACATTGGTAATGATAGCTATCATCCATGGAAATCTTTCTTGAGGTAGTTAGCTGCTGATTAGCCTACTTATTTTTGATGAGAAACGGAGATTTAGTTGTTTTCAAGTATTTCAAAAATAGCTATAAAAATGAAAACTATTTAGGTATAATAGTAAGCACCCAAACTGATATCTTGATTCCCACTGAATGGGGATATGATAAGGTGGATCTAGTTCTCGTTAACTGGTTCGATCCAGAAGGCGCCGAGGATCTACCTTACCACACTATCGGGCTTAATGGAGAGAGGTGGTATCATAAGGGTCAATTTTACCTCGTAGGAGAATAGTATGGCAGCATTTAAAGTAGGAGATTGGGTAATGGTAACTCCGTCTGCAGACTACCATTGGGAGTATTGGACAATTACCCACACAGAATTTGCCGGTGAGTATGCTGAGATTTTGGCTATTCAGCCAGATCAAGTAGATCCAAGTGTCGAGTATTATTATCTCAGGCTCAATGCACTTGGCACGGAGCAACCACTTGAAGCATGGTTCTTGCCTCGTCATGTAATTCTCGCCAAGAAGGCAGATGTCTATTCGAGCAATAACCTCAAGAAAGCCTGTGATGAACTACAGGAGTGGGAGACCAAGAAGAGGAAGTTGGTCGATGATGCACTGAGACATGTCTTTGGAAATCCGAAGAAGGAAGTTCGACCACTACGGAAAAGGGTAGGATTGGCTAGCAGTGACGAGAGGAGTGCCGCCACACTTTTTGACGATGAGTGGGAAGAAGAAACAATAGAGATAGATATAAATCATATTGTGCCGGCAGACTACGAAGGCTGGGATTGAGATGGAACTCAGTAAGGATACATCATATAAATCTGGCGACCTAGTTTATTGTGATGTCTTGGAAGTTGCCAAGCACGAATGGGAGTTTGGCACAACTTATGGTAGGTTAAGAGGCATAGAATCTATCACAGATATGTGGCCGTGGATTATGTGTATTGTTATAGAGGTTCGAAAAACATTAAAGGTAGCAAAGCTCTATATTCCATTCCTCGGCATTACGATAAGGGCACCGTTTTCTGGTATTAGAGCTTACGAAGGGAGAGGTACAAAGGAATGACAACAATTAAAAATGTAATGGCTGACTTGTTTGTAGAGCAGTTTAAAACAGCTATGAAAAAGAAGAAACATGCTTTCTTCGATTCTTACTTATCTTATAATCTGAACATTATTGGAGTAAGAAAGAAAAACAATTTATCTAATCAGTTCGACGATAACATAAATGTTATTTATCGAAACTCGGATAAAGAGTGGGAGGTATTTTCGGCGGCTGCTACGACAGATCCAGGCAGGACGGCACTATTCAAGCCTCTAAGCAGAAAAGGGACCGCTATTTTGGTGCCTGGACAATACCGTGGCTCTCACAAGATAGACTTACATGCCGGCAAATATACCGCCTTAAGGCAAAGCGGAGGAACGGTGAAGGTATGGCGAGACAATGATAAGGATAGTATATTAGATATGGACGACTCCAAGATAGAAGAGGGTTATTTCGGGATAAACATCCATAGAGCGTCAAGGTATGGCGAAACAAGCTTGGTGAACTCTTACAGTGCTGGGTGTCAGGTATTTCAAAGTATTACTGACTTCAGAGAATTTATGGAGCTATGTGAGATGAGTGCTTCAAAGTTTTCGAACAAGTTTACATACACACTGTTAGAAGAAGGAGATTTTTCGTGAAAGAAATAAATACAAATCTATTAACACTTGAGAACATAGAATATCAAATTGCACTACAAGAATACACTGAAGCAAAGCAAGATATGGATAGAGAGATTCCCACCAAGGACAGGCTAAAGAGAATTATAGTAGCAGCATCGAATTTGGCTAAAATTCGTAAAAAAATGCAAGATAACTCGCCACAAGCATAAAAACTTCGTTTTTCAGCTTAAAATAGGCACTCTCAAGACTATTTATTTTCGTATGTCATATTTTTTTAAAGAATGGAAGAAACTCATCACTGAAAAGGCGGATCCGAAAGATATCGACCTTTCAAGCTTCGAAGTAAAGGACATTCTAAGTCCAGATGTCTGGGAAGATGATGATTTTATAAAATCCGAAGTAAAAAACAACCTTAAAACGATAGCAGAGGACTTTTTGGATGGCTTAGACATCAAAAAGAGCCTTATTGATGATATTGTCATTACTGGAAGTGGCGCCAACTACAATTGGAGCAAGTTTTCCGATGTTGACTTACATATTCTCTTAGATTTCTCGAAAATTGATGAAAATACCGATCTTGTGAAGAAAATGTTTGATAAAGCAAGAATAAATTGGAATAGAACCCACGATATCAATATTGGGAAGCACGAAGTCGAAATATATGCCCAAGACACGAATGAGCCACATGTTTCGACTGGTGTTTACTCTGTTTTAGACGATAAATGGGTAGTAAAGCCAAATAAGCTCCAAGTGACCCTACAAAAAGACGATATAAAGAAGAAAGCGGCACAACTAATGGAAGAAATCGACGAAATAGAGAAAGAGGCTGCCAGTAGCCCAGGAAAAACATACGATTCTATCATTTCTTTGAAGAAGAAAATACAAAAAATGCGAAGATGTGGACTCGAAAAGGGAGGTGAGTTTTCGGTCGAGAACCTTGCTTTTAAAGTTCTTCGAAGAAATGGTTATTTACAAAAATTGAGTGATATGAAACTAACTGCTTACGATAGCCTGCTTAGTTTAGAGGAATTAGAGAAAGATGATTAAAATAAAGATAAAACCCGAGTATTCCGGCTGCCTAGAAGAGGCGATGGCGGATCTAAAAGCAATGAAGGCAAAATACAAGGACGATCCCATCCTATCTAAGATAGTTGATGCTCTAGAAGACAGAGATCCATCCGGCAATCACAAATATATCAACTGGGCAATGAAAC